ATTATGATTGTTGTATTTGTTACGATACCTTGCCTTCTAACGAAGATACCTTACCAGAGTCGTCTAACAAAGGTACCATTACACTAGGATGTAATCATTCATTTCACAAGGCGTGTTTGCAAAGTCATATTCAAGCCAATAATAATATATGTCCAATGTGTAGACGTGAATTAATAGAAGAAGACCATCAAGAAATATCGACTGTCCAAGAAGAAAACATTTGGATGATTAATCCTTTAACAAGACGAAGAATTAAAATAGGTGGGCGTACATATAATTATTTGAAAAGTAATGGAGAGCTTTAGCTTTTTATAACAAGTGAAACAAATTGAAAAATAATTACTTTTATAAAAAGTAGGACCAAAGCCCTTCAAAAGTACTTATTAATATGCTATTAATTGATAAGAATTGTAATCGTAGTTTAAAGAATATAGTTTTACATCTAAATCCACGTATGAATAATAATAAAAAAATTTTAAAATGTATAGATAACTTAATTATAGCTAACAATAACAATTATAAATATGGAAGTTCGTGGATTGATTATTGTACAAGAAATTATACTATTAAAAAATTAAATTGCTTATTAAGAAATGATAATTGTATCATGTTCATTTCTTAATAAGAATCTTTCTTCATACATTAAGTGACCGGAGAATGGTGATTTTATCATGTTCTCCTCCAAGTTAATTTTTTATTATTATTATTTACGTTTAATATTAAATGGATAACAATTACTATTTTAAGTTGAAAAAATTTTTAAGATTACAAAAAGCTTTGGAAATTAAAAAAAATTTTAAAAAAATATTTAGACAAAATATGAATGAATTTCCTGAACTTATAGAATTGGAAACTAATATTAACAATTGGATAAAAGATGATAGTTTTTATTCAGGAAATATATATATAAAATCTTTTGATAAATATATAATATACCAATTAAATTCTTTAGAACATACAGTTATTAAAATAACTGATAAATAAATAAAATTGTTCATTTTTCCTCTGTAAATTTAGTATTAAGAATTGTAGTCATTTTTGTTTGGAAACTTAATGATATTTTAACACCAATTCGTTAAAATTAATAGCTTTAGGTGCAATTATTTGATTCATATTGTAATATTTTGATTAGTATTATAATATTTTTATTTTTGAACGAATATTTACTTTTGAAGGGCTTTGACCCTACTTTTTCTAAAAGTAATTGCTTAATCGTCTTGTTTATAACCAACAATATCACCTTGTCTTGAAACAATGACTTTAAGCTTGCGTGTTTTAGCAAATTTCTTTTTTAGTTTATCTACTTCTGCTTGGTCTTTATGCTCTACATCTTCGTAATTTTTATTATAATTAGAAGAATGATATTTCCATAATTTTGGATGCCCTACTTGAAAATTATGATGAGCCTCTGCTTTATACCAAAAAACTTGCTCCCGTAAATCATTACTGTTAGTTGACGTTTTTACGACCAGACATTCGTGATCTTGTGTACAAGCATCTAATATGTTACAAAAGTAATTAAAGTCGGGTATCATCCCACAATAATCATCGTATATTTTTCGTCTATTTTTAAGACTTGGTTCATTAAAAATAAAAATATAATCTATATTACTACGTAATTCTGGTGTAATTCCTAAAGGATATTGCATTGTTAAAATGAATAAAAAATTATAATGACGACCATTAAAAAAAATACTTTTAATTGTTTTTTCTTTTTTCCAATTTTGAGCATCGTGCAACATATCATCAAGAACAATAAATAAATTATTACTAGGATGTTTTCCAGTTTCTGATAATCCATCAGCTTTAGCTTCTCTTATTTTCTTTTTCTGATGATTCATTATGCTTTCCATTAGTTCAGGATCGTATTCTGAGTGAATAAAAGAATCTGGTATAAAATTACCAAAAAATGGGGAAGCTTCTTCTGTTCCTGAAAATACAACTCCAGATGGTATATTTTTATGATGGTAAAAAATATCTCTTGTTAAGAACGACTTTCCACTCCGCCTTCTTCCAAGAATAAGTATGGTTGCATCTGGTAAAATATTTTTCATTTTAAATTTACGTAGTGCCAATTTTTCAAAATCGTTTGTAATCATATGCTTAACTTGTCTATTACTCTATTATAAACTTTTTATTTTTATAAATCACCCGCGTGAAAATTTATGAACGTATTTAAATAGTTTGATAAAATGGATTAAATATTAAAAAAGGTATCCCAGTATTTTCTCCTGATATATCGCTTAATTGATCCCCTATGCAACATATTATGTTGTAATTTTTACTTATATCTTTTCTACAATTATTTTTAAACGTACTTATTGGTTCTGTAAAATCATTTGGACATGTATATAAATATTTATAATTATTTAAATTTACTTTATTTAAATTTTCTTTTGTTAATTCACGAATTCTATCTTTTCTTCCAGTAATAAATGCATAATTTATATCTTTCCTATGAATTAAATCAAATATTTTTTTAGATTCTTCAATAATTGGATTTAACCCATTTGTAAAGTTGAAAGTTTCCAAATCGTATTTTTCATATAAATCAGAATAATAAAAATTATTAGTATACATTAGATTTAGTAAACATACTTCATCTATATCAAATATGATTATATCATTATCATTTGTTTTGTAATTTAATAAAAAATTATATATTGCATCGTATTGGTTACTTGTAATTTTAAAATATAAATTATTATCCAAATACGATTCTTTTAAAGACTTGTATTTTGATATTTTATCAAGTTCTTTTGATAATTTTACATTTAATTTATCTATTTTACGAATTATATTATTAATAATAATTTGATTATCGTCTTCGTAAATTATTTCGATTTTGTTTTGGTATTTTTCCATTTCATTTTTATCTAAAATAACTTTGTCAATTAGTGATATTCCGCATAAAACGATGGCTCGTTCTATTTGATTATATATATACTTTTGTTTTTCATTATTATTAACAAAGCATACTATTTTATAATTTGGGTATTTTTCTTTGATATTTAGTAAATATTCTATGTGTGTTTTGTTGAAAATATCCCATGAACTATCTATTAATATTATATTATCTAAATGTGATATTTCTACATTATCTTTTGACATTTTTACAAATAATTCTCGTAAAAAAATATAATCCAAGTTTGTATTAAATGGTTGGTTATTATGATAAGAATGTATTCTATATAATAAATTAGTAGTAGATATTCCGGGTGTTATATCATAAGTTAAATATCTTTCTGAGTTTTTTATCATACCCAGTGCATCAACGTTATTTTTAGTTATTACATTTTCTCTTCCATGTAAAAATTTTTGACATTCGTATTTATCAAGTGTTTCTATTGAAGTTATATATGACAATGGTTCTTTTAGTAGAATATCTATATATTTGCAATATTTCAACATTGTATTTCTTTCATTAAAATTAAATAATGGTATATTTTTATGTAATTCCATTTCTGTATTATCATGTGTACCGACAACTAACATTCCACCAGTTTTACCTTTGTTAATTTGATCTAATACTAATTGTTTAGCTTGATATAATGCATGTACATGACCATAATGGAATCCATCAAAACATCCGTCTATTAAATATTTAAACATTATATAATTAATTTTTAAAATATTTTTTTAATTAAGCTAGAGTATAATCTGAAATATTTATTTTGAATATTTCCTCATTTTTAACTAAAATGCCTTCTTTTGCAAAATTCCCCTTAAACGCACTTTCCAATAATTTTTTTGTATTATAAGGCATATTGACATTTAATCCATAAAAATCGTAGTTTTGAAGGGGGTATAAATTTTCGTCAGTGTAATTGATATTACATTTATATTCCAGCGGGTCTACATTTATAAAACGTGGATCTGAATTAATATATGTATTCTGATATTTGATAAATGTAAAAATATCAATATGAATATCGTTTGTTTTCTTATCATCATTTAAATTAATATCTTGAATGTAATCTATTTGGTAATAACAACCAGTTCTATTGAGTTTTAATCGTAATCCTTTTGATTTAAATGTTTCTTCCAATGATAATAATAAAGGTATATCCGAATATAAAATTCCAATATCGATATCATCATCCCATGGTATTATACCATTATTTCTATATGCTCCTAATAATGTACCACCGTCTAACCAATATTTATCTTTTAATGTACCTTGCCTTTTATCGAAGTCTTCGGTAAATGTACCTTGACAAAAACAATCTATAACTGATTTAAATAATAATTTTAATTTCCATATATGTTCCTTATTTGTAAAATATTGTACAATACAAGATTTTGAGAATAAATGTAAATTTTCCACTATAATATTTTTGATCATATCCATGTGGTCATTTGTACCTATAGTTATTCTTACAAACCCAGCCATATTAATTTGCGTATGACGATCTCTGATAAAAATATTATTATCTTCAAGTACTTTTAAGAATTCTGATCTATTATCTCCGACGTAAAACGAAATAAAATTGGCATGAGAATGTACAAAATATATATTGTTATTTTTTAAAAATAAATTAAAATCATTTCTCGAAACTATAACATTTTGAATTAATTCATTGTAATAATCTATATTGTCCAGTATAAAAACCCCAGCTTGTTTTGCGATTTCTGTAACGTTTTTTTCATTATATAAAATTTTTAAATCGTCTATTATATTTTTATTAGCGATAGAATATCCTAAGCGTAATCCAGCTAATCCATACGCTTTTGAAAATGTTCTAGTAATAATTAGATTATTATTATTAATTAAATGAACGCATGTTTTTTCAGGACAAAATTCTATATACGCTTCGTCTAGTATAAATAAAGTCGTATTGAATGTTTTTATACATTTTTCTAAATTTGATATATTTACAGTAGTACCAAATGGATTATTGGGATTTACGATATATACAATTGCATTTTTTTGTAATTGTGTTTTGTAAAATTCTAAACATGATAATATATCGTAATCGTCATCTTCAAATCCTATAGGTATATATATAATATTTTTTGTTTTTCTTTTAACTAATAATTCAAAATAGTTATAACTAGGAACAAATATAAAAATTGTAGTATTCTCATTTACAAATTTATTAACTATATATTCTAAACTATCATCTGATCCAGCCGTAACCATAATATTATCTATATCAATAGAATTTTTAGAGGCAATTTTTTTTAAAAGATTTTGAGTATTATCACTATAATAATTAGAATAGTGTGTAATAGTTTTATTTTTATATAAAACATTATCAAGTGTTTTTAATAAATCAGGATGATGTTTTAAATCAAATTCATTTAAATCTAATTTTATACAATTTTCATAATTTGATATTTCTTTACAGATTTTATATGGTTTAGTTTCATCCATTATAGAATACAACTAAAATAATTTTTATGTAAAATTATAGTTAATTTTTATAAATATAATTTTTATTCAGCATTTCAAAAGTTTATTGAACGTAAATAATAAGGGTATTAATACACTCGAGTATGATATCAATTGTAAAAGCATTTGGTCTTTATCTTGTTCAAGATGTATTCCTAAATATTTTAACAAATGTATAGAATATCCGTTTTCTTCATTATAATCGTATTCAGACAAAAAACATTTATTATCATTTGTTATCCAATGTAAAATAGTCATTGAACACAAAAACGCGTGTATTTTTAGAACATTACAATTGTTATGCCATATACCTCCAAAAAATAGAAATAATGTAAATATATAATGAAAACTATCACGTATTTTTTTTAATATCATTTAACTCTAATATTATATTACATTTTTTTTTTCCTTATATATTTTGTAAATATCTGTATAAATACGACCATTATTTGTGCTATTTGTGTTGTTTATGTTATTTGTGTTATTTGTGTCATTTCCGATATTTAGATATAAAAAACTAGAAGGTGTTAGACAATCAATTGGGTGTTTTTTATCTAAAATTTTCAATTCTTGTAATAGAAATCCTATAAATTCGGAACAAAACATTCCTTTTCTTTTATAATAAGCAAAACATTTATCACAGGCCATTTTTGGAAGACAGTAATTTTTAAAATGACCTGTATAATTATCGTGAAATGGAATTTTAGAATATAAACTAAAATTATTATATAAAGTTTGAAAATTATTATCGTTAATCAAATTATCTTTTATTTTTAATATAAAATTATCACCTTCATACATGTCAATTCGTTTTTGCAATTCGTACAAATGAACACCACCCGTTTCGTAACCCATGTGTTTAGTATCTCCTTTTAAATGTGTTTCTAATATGTATTTTTTATTATTTAGTGAAATAACCATACCAACGTGTGTAAAAGGACTTAGTATATCGTGTAATATATCTACTGTATGCCATCTAAAAAGAACTAAATCTCCAGTTTGTAAATTAACATCTTTAACGTTTTTAATTACGTTTATTTTATCCAAATCAATTTTTTTAGATATTATATACATAATTAAGACGATTAATATAGCTAAAATAATTATCAATACATACCAAAGCATCTCTAATATAACCTATAAAAAAATAAAAACTAAATAAATTATTATTTTCGTTTACATTATAATTCTGTTACTTCAGGGAGTCCTCGCATTCTCCTGAAATGATTCGAGATAATTAATAATTGAGTTCTGTTTTCAGGATAATGTAATGTATATCCATCTTTATGTTGAATTGGTTGTCCTCGTCTATAGCCTAATTCGTGAGGATGCATATTCCAAAAAATAGTACCTTTTACACGAGAATTAGATTCTATATCTATAAACCAATTTTTATCAAAACGAGGATTAAATTCTGAAATAATATATGGTTTATTTATGTCACTAGCACAATCAGATTGCTTTTTAAGATTCACCTTATCTTTCCAGTAAAAATGATTACTATAACAATCTAATGTAGAAATATCAAATTCACCACATTTCCCTAAAATTTCATCAGTTCCACTTAATACAAGATGATTAGTATCAATCGATTTAATGTAAGCTGAGATATCACTTATCCATTCTTTTGTAGGTATACTTTTACTTCCATTATAAGGTCGTATATTCCCTAATTCATTCCCTAATTCTATTATAAATAGTTCTGGTGAATCTTTAATCGCCTTCCCTGTATAAGGATTAACATGATTAAGCCATTGTAATATGTAATCTTTAAAATCAGAACGCACATTAAGATCTGTCCAAAAAGCTTCTTTGGGTACACCTCTTGTTTTACAAAAATCACCATAATTTCCATGATAATAATTATAACTATCAGTCAATGGGCAAATCAAACGTATATTGTATTTTTTAGCCAGTGTAAAAGCATAATCTATAGGTACCCACGCGTGATAATTTATATAATTATTATATGGTCTTAATGTATTGTATGTACCTGACGAAAATCCTAATGTATGTGATCTTATAACAGTAGCTTCTAATATATTTGCTACTATAAACATTTCTTCTATCTGGTCATTCGTAGGATATGTATATTTTTCATTAAACCCCAACCAATATGCATTAAACCCAACCGGTATAAATTTTTGATTTTGCAACACAAAATCTTCTCCGTCACGTTTTACAAAATTTATACCATACCGCGGATTCAGCTTGGGAGCTCTTGATGATACTATAAAACTAGTAAACCCAGGTCTGTATTTTATATCAATTGGTTCTCCACTTTCAGAAATAGTAAAACCTGATTTTAAATATGCTATATGAGTCGACCAATCGTAAATAACAACTACAACTTTAGAATCTTTTATACACTTTTTTAATAACTTTTTTAATAACTTTTTTAATCTCGTCATATCTACGTCTTCTGTAGAACTTGAATCTGAACTTGAATCAGAACTTGAATCAGAACTTGAATCAGAACTTGAATCAGAACTTGAATCTGAACTTGAATCAGAACTTGAATCTGAACTTGAATCAGAACTTGACATTTCTTTATAACCAAACTCGTAAGATTCACCAACAGCAACATCATTTATATAAATCCATTCCTTATATCCTAAATTTCCGTTTGGTTCATCAAGGCCCCAATCGTTTTTAAATACATTGTTAAATAATTTTATATTTAATAAATAAGACATATGTATTAAACAATTAAAAAAAAAATTCACCAAATACGTTTTAAATATGTATAGTATATAAAACGTACAAAACATACAATGTAAAAACTTATGTAATGCACTTTCCATTTTTTTGAAACTTTTGTTTTTTAGGTATTCCATAAATACCATTGATTGCCATGAGCGCCGTGTCGCATATATCGTCAGCCTTCTTATGTGACAATACAAAAGGTAACCATTTTTCTTTATGGTCTTGAGAAAATTTAGTCTCTAGAAACCATTTAGTGTATTGAATTGATAGCCATTTTCTTTGTGCATAAGCACCTTTCAATTTACATACAAGTTCAGGACCAGTATAAGCTTTTAACTTTTGTGAAGCTCTTACAAAACGAATAGTCGTATCTGTTTCTTTATACAATTCGACTAGTTTACCATAAAGTAAATGACTCGTAAATATAGCCTTTCGATTTATTTTGGGTTGAAGTTCAATTAATATCTGTTTTACATTTGTAAAAATATCTTTGTTATCATTGAAAATTTCTTGAATCTTAGTTAATACAATTTTAGCTATATCTTGTAATAAATAATCATTAATTGCTTTTTTTTTAAAACTATTCAGCTTGGTAGTAAATGCTATATTCTTAGGAAAATGTGTTTTACAACAATACTTATACTCGTTATCCATTAAATATTTACATGTACATTTTTTACCACATACCTTACCACTTTTTTGAATACCCTCGCACGTATAATCATCTGAATTTAACGTATTATATACATCCCATAAATGTATATCGTATGTAGATATATCTTGTTTTTCTACAGCACTCATAATACACATTGCTAGATTTCTTAAGCCGATATCTATAGTCAATATCATATATTATATAAATTATATTATATAAATATTCATAACGAATGTAGTATATTGAGTGTTAGTTATGCGTATTTTTGAATCTCGTATAAATCACTATACCTATAACAAAAATACAACCAATAATTATATGGTGAAATAATTTTAAAACGTTTGGTAAATTTAGACACTATACTGTACGATATTTCTAATTCTTGTTTATAATAGTTATTAAAGAGAAAAATATGATTGTTAATGATGGGTAAGATAGGTCTTTTAATTATTTGATGTATAAAAAAATTTGTTAATATAGGTAAATTCACATTAGTCATAAAAAAAGGTGACATTTTAAATCTAGATTTCATATCTTCTAACATATATAAGACATCATCTTTATAACCATCTAAAAAATCGTCATGTGTAAATTCTGATTCGTATTCGTCCACTTCTTCAAAATCACTATACATAAGTTAAATATAATATAGTAAAATTTTTGTTTTTAAATTTAAGGTGGTAATTAAATTAAATTATAAAAATTAAAATTTATTTTATTATACTATATTAAAACAAAAGTATGGCGAAAATACTAGATTTTCTTCAATCAAGTGGTACGGTAAATGTTTTATTAGCAGTTCTTGTAATTGTTCTTGTATACTTATATATGAAAGGTTCCCTTTTTGAAAGTTTAGAAAATATTTCAGCAGAAATCCCAATGGCTCCAGTCCAACAAATTGAGCAACAACCTTCGTTGCCTTCATTAGCTTTAGGAAATGGTCTAGAACTACAACAAGAACAACCAGTCGTTGTAGATGAACAACAAAAACAAATTGACAGAGTAGTTGCTGGAACTACTCAATTGGGAGCAGAAGATTTGTTGCCAAAATACGATGACGCAAACGAATTCGCCAAAGAAAACCCAGTATCTAAATTATTAAAGGAACAAAATTTCTTAATCAGCGGATATCACGTTGGGATTAATACAGTGATGCAGAGTAATAAAATCCCGTATCACGATATAAGATCCTTACCACCAGTCCCTAAAGAAAGCGTTGGACCATGGAATCAAAGCAGTTATGAACAAAGCCCTGCTCAATTGCGAAGACAATTCGAAATCGGTGTCTAAATAAAAGATCATTGTTTGTAATTATAAACAAAAAATGTAATTTTTGACAAATCAGAGTTTAAAGATAATAGTTATTATATAAATACAATAATTTATATAAATATATGACTCACGAAAGACTTGATATTGTAAATTTAATAGAAAACAATCCTTTAGAAAAATTATCTAACCATTATCAAACACAATTACTTGATAGAATCAAAGAAACATTTGACGATTCTGACCAACAATTATTTATAGCAAGTTTTTATTGTTACTTGAAATACGATTGTAAAACAGATTTTATAATTGATATGGATGATGTATGGAAATGGTTAGGTTTTAGTCGTAAAGATCATTGTAAACGTGTAATAGAAAAACATTTTACAAATGATATTGATTATAAAACCACGCTCCCCAATTTGGGGGAGCGCAAAAACGAAGGTGGGTTTAATAAAGAAAAAGTAGTAATGAATGTAGAAACATTTAAGTCACTATGTTTATTAGCCAATACAGACCGGAGTAAATCTGTAAGAAAATATTACTATAAATTAGAACAATTATTACACGGATTACTTGAAGAACAAGCAAATGAATTACAAAATCAATTAAAAGAAAAAAATAAACAATTAGAAGAGCAAGAGAAAAGAATTAGATTATTGGAAAACAAACCAGAAACAGAAGGTTTTTGTACAAAACCTGGTTATATATATTTAACTAAAGATACTTCAAGTGTAGGTTCTTATAAAATAGGTTTATGTGATAATCCAGATAAACGTTTAACAACATTAAATATTTCTTCTAGTCAAAAAACATTAGAATTTGTTGGTGTATTTAAATGTAACAATACTAAATCTGCAGAAAAAATCATACATACAATATTAGATCCATTTAAAATAAAAAAGCGTAGCGACGAATCTACACGATTCGATAGCTCTGCTTGGTTTTATTTTCCTAATGATATAGATATAAATTATGCCATTCATATAATTAAGAAAAGTATTGGTATTACTGATAATTATGATTTTATAGATCACGAATTATTTAAAATATATGCAGAAAAATTACCATTAGAAATAGTAGATAAGGATCAGAAAACAAAAAAATATACAAATTCTAATTTTTTAACTCATCCTAATAAATTAAGTCAATATAATGGTGTTTCGTGGTGTATAAAGAATAATAAATGGGCATCAAGAATAGGTTATGATAACAAGATTATTTTTCTAGGAGTTTATACTGTGGAAGTCGAAGCTGCAGTAGTTTATAATGACTATGCTAGTTATTTAAATAAAACACAAAATACAAATTACAAATTAAATGAAATAGAAGATTACATCCCAAATCCGCGTGATATACTAGAAGAAAATTATAAAAACAAGTATGAAAATAAAACTTCAAGTTTTAACGGTGTATATTTTATAAGATCTAAAGGGATATTTGAAGCAAGTATTCAATATAAAAAGAAAAGTTTTAAATTGATAAAACATAAATCGGATCTAGAATGTTCTAAAGTATATAACCAACAAGCTCTTTACTTTAATAACAATTTTAACACAAACTATAAATTAAATGACATACTAGATTTTATAACAGTTGAAAAAAATCATATAAGCGAATTAGAAATTACAAAAAAACAACGTTATTCGCGATTTACTGGTGTTACTATACGAAATGACTCTGGGAAATTTAGGGCATATATTAAAAATAATGGTAAAGTAATTCATTGTGGTACATTCAAGGATGAAATAGATGCAGCAAAAGCTTATAATATAAAAGCAGAAGAGTTAAATAAACTAGAAACTACTAAAATCAAATATGAGCTGAATAATTTAGAATTGTAAAGATATTAGGTACAAGTTTTTGATTGCTTAGAGCAAACTGCTCTAATACTTTCATATTTTTCCAAGACTTCTTTAAAAGGAGGAGATGATTGTGTTACTAGGGTTTTTTCTTTAAATTCTTCTAATTTTTTATAATACATTTCTTTTCGTTGTTTTGTAGGTGGTCTTGAATAGTACATTTTTTTTAAACGAAGTTTTTCATTATTATAACATTGTTTTTCTTGTGAAATTAATTTTTTATTAACTTTGTCTCGGATATTATACAACCATTTCATTAAATCCATACGTGATCCCATAGAGTTTTCTATAGGCAATTCTTCGCAAAATTTTTTAAATGATTCACGGCAAAATATACAAGGCATTGTATAAGCTAAACTTAATATCAGGTTTTTAAAATGTTTTTTAATAACTAAATGATGTTTATCCTTTTCGTTTATTTGTGGTGGGTATCCTCCCATAATACATGAGAATAAGAAATACCAACCACTTGGACCCCACATTTTAGTAGATAGCCCAGAGGTTGACGTATAATTATCATATTTAGTGTACATATATATATTATACATGCAAAAAAATTAAGGCAAAAAAAAATAAAAAATTTATTAAATAAATATAAAATACACAAAGGTCAAGATGAATGAAAAATGTTTGTTAGATGTGTATTATTATATTGACATAGATGGTGATGTTGAATTTATAGAACACAGTTTAAAATTACAGTTACCTGATGGTCACATTATTAACAAGTTAGTAAATTATAAAAAGAGGGGTCTTAAAGACGACATTACCAAAGACGACATTACCAAAGACGACATTACCAAAGACGACATTATCAAAAATGGTTTGTTAATATTTAATGAAATGTTTAAAAATTTAAAATTAAAATCGACTAATGAAACATGGTTTTTTTATATATCAAGTGGTAATGTTAAAGATATATATAGTAATGTCTTTATAGTATTATTGAATAGAAATCCAAGAGAACAAAAATGCTGCTATATTATAAATAAAGACAATATAGAACAAACAATTAACGCGAATACTTTATCTAATACAAAAGTGGCATCTGTGACAATACGTGAAGTATTAAAAAGTGAAAAAACTATTACTTATACAAATTTAAATTAATTTAAGTTTACTTTTAAAAGGAAAAGGTTAAAGTAAGTTTATGGTATTTTTATTAAATGTACGAGTGGAAATTTTATAAAAGTGATTGATGTTATACCGTGTAAAAAAACTAACGCTGAATCTTGATCTATTTTATAGTCTTTAATTTCACCTATATATCCTTTGTAAATATTTAGAATACTATTTGGTACATTGACAATTCTGACCATATCACCACGTTTTATATATAAGTGAGCCTGTTCCATTTCACGTTTTTTGGTTTCTTCTAGTACCTTATCGGTTACATTAGAGTCCTCTGTTTGGTGTTCACGTGTCGTTTTAGTAGTTTTCCGTTTAGATTTTTTTGAATCGGAATCATCTGTTGATTTTTGTAAAAATTGAAAGAAATCCATTTAAAAGTAATATACTATTAGTTTTAAATAAATACAATTATGATGAATTTTGAAGTAATCTTAAATATAATTTATAAATTTTTTTTAAGAAATTTTTTCCACGTAGTTAGGGTATTTGTAGAGGTATACTTGTATTTTACAAAAAGATTAGATAATATTGTTGAAATTAGTAATGTGCACGTATTGTATCATTATATAACATATAACGTAATTAAAAATAATAAGAATTACAAGGTGGTTTTTTCATCTACATGTGATAAAAAAGTACAAGAACATATTTTGGATTTTAAACTAAATAATGATCTTTGCTTAGCTGCTAAAAATTTAATTGTAAATTGTCATTTAAATTTGTCTTCTAGTGAAGGTAATGACAACGTAGATATGTTTGATATAACAGAATATGTTAGATATTTTTGTTATTATTTTGACAAAGATGAAAAATTTGATATGTTTTTAAATTATTTAGAATATAAACACGATATTGATTTAAGTTTGTATAAAGAAATAACATTACATATGAATGATTTTGATTTTTCAGAAAAAGTATACTGTATAAAAGAATCAAGGAATATGATGTTTAGGGATATTTTTAGAAAAGTAAGGTAAACGTTATATTTTATTGTATTTATATAAAGTAAAACTTCTAAAGAACTTTAAATGAAAAAAATAATAAATACGTTGATATTAAGCGGTGGTGGAGTAAAAGGTATAGCATATATAGGAGCATTGAAATATTTAGATGAATTAAAGACAAAAGAAGACCTAAAGGTTGATATAAATATTCAGGAAATTTTAGGTGTATCAGTTGGAAGTATAGTAGGATTATTGTATATATTAGGATATACATATGATGAATTGGTTGATGAAATTGTATCAAAAAATTTATCAGATTTAAAACAATTTCGTATAAAAAATTTTTTACAAAGATATGGCTTTGATTCAGGGATAAGAATTGTAAATTGGATCGAGACCTTGATTATTGGAAAAGGATATTCTAAAGATATTACATTTGCTGATATTTATACCAACTTTGGTATTAATTTTAGAGTTGTTGCTACAAATTTAAATAAATACAAAACAGAAGTTTTTGATAAAAATTCATCTCCGTCTTTACGAGTAATACGAGCTATCAGAATGTCAATTGGAATACCGTTAGTGTTTACAGTTACAAAATATCGTAGCGATTGTTATGTAGATGGAGGATTAATTAATAATTATCCTATAAAAGAATATGATAGTAAATTAGATAATGTGTTGGGTTTAAAATTAGTAACGCGGGGTGAATTTCATCAAATTGATGAATCTATTGATTCTTTTTATACTTATTTAGGAAATTTAATTACGTGTTATATGGTACAAAAAGAAAGAGAAACAACTTTGTCTTATAAATATAGAGATCATACTGTAGGTATAGAGACACAAAGTGTAACTAGTTCTATTAATTTTTCTTTAAACGAAGAGCGTAAACGTAATTTAATTGATATTGGTTATCGTGCTGCAAAAGAGTATTTTGAAATGGTGTGCGAATAGTAATTTTTCAGTAAACTTTTAAAAAGTTTTATCAAAAACATTTTTTGTTACTATAATTATATAGCAGTGGTTCTAAATGAAATTTCAAAAATTATTAAATAATAAACGTCCCTTAGGCGTATATTTTCAATCGTGGTCGTGTCCTTGGGCAAGTTCTGGTGCTGCTTTAGATTTAGCAAAAGTACCTGCTCCAATTAATGTTATATTTTTATCTTTTATAAAACCAAATAGTACTTATGTAAAGGGATCTAATACTTTTACCGGTACTGGTTTGGATTTTTCATCTGATTTTTCTGTAGTAAAAGAAGCTATCCAAATCCTACGCAAAAGAAATGTTGTTGTAATGTTAAGTGTAGGTGGTGCTACATATCCTTTCGATGGATTTAATCCTAGAGCCGTTGTTGATTTTGCTAATGATTTAGGCGTAGATGGTATTGATATTGACTGGGAACCTCATGGTGGTGCTCAAGAAGCTCATTTGTTAGGTCCTATTATAAATGGAGTAAGAAGTATATACCCTGAAGGTTTAGTTTCAATAGCTGCATTTTCTATAGGTGCATACGGCGTTGGTGAATTTGCTAATGCAGCTCCTGCTGGTCAAAATACAGGAATGTGTATTCCTGGTTTACAATCAAATGGAAAAGATTTAGATTTTATATGTTTGATGAGCTATGATGCAAGTCCAGTGTATGATCCTGTTACAGCATTCAAGTCGTATAGAAGTTATTATGACGGACCTATATTGATTGGTGCAGAAGTACCCCCTGAAGCTTGGGGTGGTCACGTGATAACTCTTTCTGAAGTTGAAAGATATTCCAAAGCTGTTGTTAGTGATAACAATTCTACAAACGGATTATTTGTTTGGAGTTATCAAAAGGGTGGTGAGCCAAGTTCCATGTCTATTATTAATACTGCTCAAAAAATATTTAACCAATCGTCTCCGGTACAACCAACTCCAGCAAAACCAACTCCAGCAAAACCAACTCCAGCAAAACCAACGCCAGCAAAACCAACTCCAGCAAAACCAACGCCAGCAAAACCAACTCCAGCAAAACCAACGCCAGCAAAACCAACGCCAGCAAAACCAACGCCAGCAAAACCAACTCCAGCAAAACCAACTCCAGCAAAACCAACTCCAGCTCCGGCACCAGCTTTGGCTGCAAATTGGATGCCTAACACTGCGTATAAGATAGGTCAGAATGTTATGTACGCTGGATCTTGTTATCAATGTAGACAATCACATACTTCTATAGTTACATGGGAACCTAGTATTCATACACAGGCTTTGTGGTTAAAATTGTAAAAATATTCTTTGCGTTTAAATCATTTTATTTTTAATTATTTTATTGTATATTAAGTTTTATTTTTTATATAAAATTATGGTTTGATTTTATGTAAAAATAATTTTTTTCAAAATCGCGTAAGTTTTTTTAATTTATGTGTGTTTTATTAAGTTAATTTAGTAAATTTTTTTTCTTTTTGAATATTATAAAAACAAAAAACAAAAATGGGTGGTGGATTAATGCAATTGGTCGCTTACGGAGCACAGGATATTTACCTTAAAATCCAGTAGGGTATAAAAACATCAGGAAATATTGAAAAAATAAGATATTTATAAAGCCTTTTGTGGAACTTGTTTCCACTGATGTTAATTAGGGAAATAATTAAATAATAATTATTTGAAAACCCCTAGTAAGAAAATCAAATTGCTGGAAACTCCTAAAGCTTATTTTACTAAGCATAATTCGTGAGAATTGTGTGGCCAAGACAAAAACTTGGGTAGTGACGTTAGTCGCAAGAAGTGATAATTTTAAAGATTATTAGTTCTTCAGTAAAAATAAATAAGATGAAATTAAAATTAATAATTTTAATTAAATGGACAATCAGCATCCAAGTTTCTTTAAAAATGAAATTTTTTTATATTTTAAAATTAATATGGAAGAACGAACATGTGATGATTGTTTTTTAAATAAAACAATAGATAAATATAGAAAATATACAGAAAGAGATGATTCATTTTCGAAAACATGCAAGAAATGTTTAAATGAAAAGGATAAAAATAGGAAAAAAATAAAAAGACAAAATAAGATAATGACAATTATGGCAAAATGTGAAAAATGTAATGAAGAAAAAACATTAATAAATTTTGCTAAATTGAAAAAGTTTTATAAAAAGAAAATTTGTCTACTTTGTTATCCTAAGTTTTTAACAGAACAGAAAACTGAATGGTGTAGAAATGAGAGCAAATCTAATATTAATTATAGATTAAAAAAATCATTAGCTGCAAGATTAAGAACTGTTTTAATTAAAAATGATTCGACAATGAATTATATAGGATGTAATATTCAATATTTAAGAGAGTGGTTTGAATATAATTTTACCAATGAAATGACTTGGGATAATTATGGTTCATACTGGTCTATCGATCACGTTTTACCAGTTAGTAAATTTGATTTAACAGATGAAAATTCTAAATTGAGATGTTGGAATTGGAGTAATTTAGTACCAGTTACTGCAAAATACAATTCATCTAAAAAATCATCATTTGATATAGATCAAATAAATAATATTAAAAAAAAATTAGAAAAATTTAAAGAAGAAGGTTCAACGACTAAATGGTTTTCGGAAGAATTTTTATTAGATTTTGACACATTTGATATAAATTCTTTTTAAGATATAGTCTAATCCTTATTGAAAAATAAGGTAGAGGAAATGTACTGGAAATCCTCAAATTACTTTTTATAAAGTTGTCTATCGTAGACATACAAATTTCGCTATCGAATCTATTGAACAAACCTTTAACGGAACTGTAGATTTCGGACGAAAAGTTTCGTGCACTGTTTCAAGAAATGGTGATCTCATCCACAAAGTTTATCTTCAAGTTGATCTTCCAGCTTTGTCTGGAACCAACGTTGGATGGGTTGCTCAAGTTGGTCACGCTTTGATTGACGAAGTTTCTATCGAAATTGGTGGTCAAACTATTGACAAACACTATGGTGATTGGCTCATTATTTGGAATGAATTGACCCAGACATCTGAAAAAGCAGATGGTTACAACGAGATGATTGGTAACGTAACTGCTCTTACCAGCACTGCTGATGGAGATTCCCCAGCATCAACCCTTTACATTCCACTTCAATTTTGGTTTTGCAGAAATCCAGGTCTTGCTCTTCCACTTATTGCTCTTCAATATCACGAAGTCAAATTCAACATTACCTTTGCTTCCCTTGTATCTATAGTTAAGGGATCCGGATATGGATCTCCAGCTTTGGATGCTTCATTGTATGTTGATTATATTTACCTTGATACTGATGAACGAAGACAATTTGCTCAAGTTCAACACGAATATTTGATTGAACAACTTCAATTTACTGGTGCTGAATCAGTTTCTTCTGGATCCAGTTCTCTCAAGAGCAAACTTGCTCTTAACCATCCTTGTAAGGAACTTGTTTGGGTTATTCATGAAGATGATAATGCACCAGCTGATTTTTCAAGTGACTCTGGTTCTGCTATCAATGGAAACACTGTTATTGATGCTAAACTTCAGCTTAATGGTCAAGATCGTTTCTCTACAAGAGAAGGATCTTACTTTAACCTTGTTCAACCATATCAACATCATACTAGAGTCCCATCTGATGGTATCTACGTATACTCATTTGCTCTTAACCCAGAGCAACATCAACCTTCTGGAACTGTAAACATGTCCAGAATTGATAATGCTACTCTTCAGCTTTCCGTTGATGTTAATGATTCTGCCAAACTTCGTGTTTACGCAGTAAATTATAATGTCCTCAGAATTATGGCTGGCATTAAAGAATGTATTTACATTAACCTGTGCCAAACAGTCAGCTGCATAATAAGTTCTACTATTACTTATTATGAAAAACAGTGTAAAATAGTAGGAAATGAAAAATTTCTATATAACTGGCTAGTAAATGAATTGACCTACCTTGCCGTATGTTAATTTAATTTGCAACAACTTCAAATTGCGGGAACCTCCTTAGAGCCTAAACTACCATTCTTACATTGAAAAATATAAGAAGAACACGGTTAATAGCCGTACCCAAAGGTAAAAATGTTTAGGATTGGACAATCCGCAGCCAAGCTTCCATAAATGGAAGAAGGTTCAGAGACTAAATGGAGTTGGGGAAAACGTTATTACGTTTTTCTTAAGATATAGTCCGGCTTTTAGTGAAAACTAAAGGATAAAAACGCTATCCGGGGTGGATTAGCATATTCGAATTAATGGCTGGTATATTTTTGTCAGTCCTCCTAATAAAAATTGAAAATAATATCTATTTTAATAATTTTAAGATTATTAATATGGAAAATAAAGTTAAACAAAAATGTACAAATATGGAGTATATTCTATATATTATTAATGAGTACGTTATCCTTACAACGTATTTTTAAAATAATGCGTTTTTAATTTAAAAATAAAAAATTATGATTAGTATATCACGTACTCGTATGTTAGAAGAAATTAAAACAGATAATAATTGTATAGTAAAAGCATTTGAAAACAACCCAATATCTATATTAGAAGAAGATCTAGATAATAAACGAGTATATTATTTTAAAGCATCTGATATTGGGAAAGTTTTAGATATTGTAAATATTAGAACAAGCATTGTTAATTTTGACGAAGATGAAAAGGTAGTACGTACAACGTACTCATCAAATAGTGGTAACCAAGATACTATATTTTTAACAAGTCGAGGAGTTTATCGTTTACTTTACAGTTCTAAAAAGGAAATAGCTAAGAAATTTCGTAAATGGGCAAGTGATATATTAGATGATATAATATTTAATCAATCAAGAGAATTACAGCGTCAATTAGAAGAAAGAAAACATTTATTAGAGATAAAAGATAATGAAATAAAAACATGTAAAAAAGAGTCATTTTTACATAAACAATCTATATTATTAAAAGAATACAATTCACAAATTAATATAGTATACATAATAAGAGTAAAATCGTTAGAAAATAACAATTATATAATAAAGGTAGGAGAAAGTCGTATGGGTATAGTAAATAGATTTAATGAACATAAATCAAAATATCCAGAATGTTTATTATTGGATGTTTTTTCTGTAAAAAGATCAAATGATTTTGAAAAGTTTTTACATAAAAAATTATATGCGCATAAATATAATAAATTAAATGGTCACGGAAATGAGAACGAATTGTTTTTAGTAGGTGAAAAATTATCATATGATACGATAATTACACTTGTTAAAGAAAACATAAATGATTTTAATGACGATCATCTTCAAGTTAGGAAATTAGAATTAGAAATCCAAAAATTAAAACTAGAAAATGAAAGAAAGCTAACCATTGAAAATGAACTTTTAAATAAAATAGATAAACTACAAGATAATGTAAATAATTTATACTTTTTTATTGAAAATGAATTTAGTAATATGAAAATTCAAAATAATTTAAAACTAACTAATAATTTTGGAGAAAAGTCATGTAATATAGGTCAAAAAGTTCAACAAATAAATCCAGAAACACTTTCTTTAGTAAAAGTATATCAAAATATTGCAGAAGTATCAAAAACATTAAGAATTCCGAGAAGTAGTTTAACAAAAGCTATAAAAGATTGTACAGTTTATAAAAATTACAGATGGGCTTTTTTAGAAGATGGTATATCTGAAAACATTGTTGCTATAAAAGAAACCAAAAAATTAACTAAAAATCAAAATCTTGGTTACATTGCTAAATTAAATAAAAAAAAAGATGTAATTTTAGCAGTTTATCTTGATAGACAAACTGCAAGCAGATTAAACAATTATAAAAGTATATGTTATTTAGATAATTATGTAAAATCTGGTAAAATAGTAGATAATTATTATTATGTATTATACGATAGTCTTTCTGAAGATTTAAAAAATAATTTTCTAAAAAAGATTAATAAAGATGAAGTTGTATTATTTAAAAATAATGGAATTGGAAAGTTTGATCTCTATGGAAATTTAATAAAAGAATTTCGTTCTAAATTAGATTGTACAAATTCTTCAGAAATAGGTAATAAAAGTCTTATTAAAGCATTAACTTTAAATCTTCCATATAAAAATTATTATTATAAATATGCAGATAGTAAATTATATATTAGTTTTTAAAAATTTTATTTATATGTATAATTGTATATGGATACAATTACAAATTTAAGAAAATACAGGATATTAGAAAGTCCAACGAATTTATACAATACCGAAGGAAAAGGTGTAGCAATTTTTGATTTGGTTTCTTCTATTGTCGGATTTTATTTAGTAGATCTTTTACTATTTAGGGGTCAGTTATTTAGAACTTATGGATACAAATATTACGCCTCGATAATTCCATTGGGTGTAATTGTTCATTTAAGCCTTTATCAGCAAACTTTTTTAAACAAACAATTGTTTTCATCTGAACTAAATATACATAAAATAATTGTTGCTATTGTGATTGTTTATTTACTTTTATAACATTTCTAAAATAAAAGGATCATCAGTCAAGATAAAATCATTTTCATTTTCAATATATCCAACTTTTTCTAACGACTCTTTATCGTAAATAAAACTTTTATCGTGGTAATAAAACGAGTCATTTATAAATGTTTTTTCCAATGATAAAATATCAATTTTGTTTTTAGATAAATTCATCGGTGTAACATAAGTGTCAATTTTGTTATTAGATAAATTTATCGGTAATGCATTTTTTTCTCTAAATGCTAAATAAGCATGTACTTTACAATAATTTGAGTTTTGCTGACTTCGTTTAAAGCATTTGTTTCCATTTTGAGAAAATCCTTTACATACAGGTATTTCTTCTTGGACTTTTTCATTTAATAAATTGTGTAATCTATCTGTTAGTATTTGTTTGTTTACAATTTTACCAGTGTTTTTATAAACTATATCATATTCCTCAAATATGATATCAAAAATGTGTAGAATATCTTTTGAACAACTATTTTTTAAATCTGATGATAAATTATCTAAACGTTTACATATTTTCGTAGTTTCCATTTCTTACAATAAACTCTTTTTTTTAAGGATCGCGAAAATATTTTCATTTTTTATGGACATATATTTAATTTTTTCTTTAACTTTGTTATTTGTACCTTTGGCAAGTTCAGTAAGGTACCACGAATAATACAGTGGTTTGTCATCTACATTTGTTATCAAAATTGAAAGAAAATGACAATCTGATGTTATAAATAAATTAATAGTGTTTTTTGGCTTGGAATATTTTATTCCAATTTCTTCTGAATCTAATTCGCCAACACTTGTGTCAGATATTTTAGAAAATGATTGTGATTTTATATAAGTAATTTGAGTAAATGATTTGTTAAATTTTAATACTATATTATTATCCAAAACTGTATATGATTCTACCTTTATAGACATAACAATATAAATTACTATATAAATTAATATTGTTTTTAAATCGTTACTTATTCGTTACTTATTCGTTTCGTAATTGGGAATTTCTTTTTAATATTTCATCTAGAACTTTATTTGGAATGCCTAGTGATCCTTGTAAGAATTTCATACCTCTAGTTTCTTTTGGTAAGCAACTTCCTGAAAATCCTCTACCGTGATCCCCTGGTACAACGGTATGTGACATACCAATTCTAGGTTCAAGTGGTAGCAAATCTTGTCTAAATTGTGAATAATCAATTCCAAATTTTCCACATAATTCGTATATTTCGTTAAAGTACCAAACTTTAACTGATAGATATACATTGATAGTGTATTTGAACATTTCACATTCTTCGTAACTTCTATGATAAACATCCACAGTTTTATGTTTATATAAAAGTTTCATAATATTAGATGTTGTAGTAAGTAACTCTTCATTTTCCAGATTGTTAAATCCAAGTAATACGAAATCTGCATTGTACATATCACTTTTAAAATTTTTTTCAGTTAAAAATTCTGGACAAAAGACTATATCCAAAAGTGTGTTGGTTTTGTTAGTAAACTTTCTTGTTGTACCTGGTTGAACAGTTGATTTAATAATTATAATTGATTTTTTTGTAACTAGTGAATTTAAATTAGTAATCACATTTTCAACAATGGATGTATCACATTGTCCTTCAGCATTAGATGGTGTTGGTACACAAATAAAATAGATATTCGTTTCGTTACATTTTTCAGAAAATCTTATAATATCTGATAAACGACTAAATGTTTGTAATGCACTACTTTCATCCTTTTTAACAATATCATATACGCAAAATTTTACATTATTCTCTTTACATAAATGACCCATTGCTCCACCTACAAAACCATATCCTAAAACATTAACATGTTGAAAATTCATTTTAATAATACTTTTTAATGAATTTTGTTTTTAAATAGTAGTTACTTTAGTTACTTTAAGATCCTTCTAAAAGCTTATTAATATTTTCGTCTACTTTGTTGTTACCAAACCACAAGTAATACGATAAGGTATTTTTATCACTTGGTGGTTTGGTATGAGAAAAGATATGTTGGAATTTAATATTAAGTTGAAGAAGGTCATCGTGATATCTTAAAATTTCTTGAATTAGTTCTTTATTTTTAACATCTTGACCTTTTGCATTTTTCCAATTGTTTAAAAGCCAATTTTTAGACCATTTTTGTATACAATTAATGGAGTACATACTATCAGTGCAAATGATAATATGTTGATTTTGAAATAATGTTTTATTTTCGTATATAGTTTTAAAAATATACAGGATACCTGATAATTCTGCTCGATTATTTGTAGGTTCTCCAGTAAGATGCTGTGATGTATTAAATTTGAAAAATGGTGAATCTTGATTTTCAGTAAAAAATACAGAATATGCTGCTTTAGAATTTGGATTTCCATTTCGTTTACAACCACCGTCTGTAAAAACATATGTAAGTGTATTTTGTTGAGTACCTTTAATATTAAAAGGCAAGGTATAGTACATTATATCTACACTATTGCATTTAAATGTTCAATTTTTTTTATTTACCAATGTTAAAATATGTCGAATAAAGATAACCAAAATCATTTAGATTATATAGATAATGTTTATGTTATTAACATGGATAAATCAAAAGATAGAATGGCTAAAATGATATCTCAACAATATAAGATTGGTATGCGTATTACTCGTGTGCCAGCAATTGTTGGTGAAGATTTAACTACTGAACAAATAACACAACAAACAACTACATTTTGCCGCTATTTTTGTACACGTACAATGATAGCGATATTTCTTTCTCATAAAGCATTGTGGCAAAAAATGTTAGATAATGGTGACAAATATGCGATTATTATGGAAGATGATTGTGATTTGGATGAAAATTTTGGTAATGAAGTTTCTAAAACATTACAAGAATTAAGAGTTGTTGATCCACAATGGGATTTTTTATACCTTGGCTACATGGGAGCATGTGATCCAAATAAAGATTATAATCTTATCGCAAAAGTACAAAAATTATTTACGAATAATATAAAGTCAAATATACCAAATAACAAATATTCATTTGTACCTGAATCGCCTTTTGGATTTCATTGTTACGCAATTTCGCGTAAATGTGCCAAAAAAATGGTTGAATTTATGGATAAGGCGTCCTATCACGTAGATGTTGCTTTTTTAAATCATTCTAAATATTTTAATATTTATGCAAATACATATTCGTTGGCATATCAGTATTCTACTCCAGAGAATTCTTCTCAAACGCAAAATTTTCCAGTGATATTGAATAGTTATTTTAATAAAATGAGTTGTGATAAAGGCGTGACGTATGGATATTATTTTTCAGCTCCAGTTCTTGCAATTTATAAATACAATGTAAATGCATATTTATTAATTTTATTAGCATTAACGTTTGTTATACCTATTGAATACCATATAATAATATACGTGTATTTACTACTAGAATTGATAGCTAATAAACAAAATTACGAATATATTGTTTTTTGGTTGTTATGTGTTTATATAATTAGTAGGGTCAAAGCCATTAAAAGTTAATAAAAGATAGTTTATCTAACAAATCTTGTAGAACTAAATAGATAATCTAAATGATTTTGGTTTATGGATGCCTGTGAACAACTTTTATCTATTTTATCAGTACGAGGTGAATTCAAGTTTACATCTGCAAAATCTTCTTTAGTTTTTTTGGTTGTAATAGTATTTATTATAAAGTACAGTATAAACAAAACAGCAACTAACATTAATAAATCAGTAATCGTAACAGATGCCATTTAATTATATATAATATATATAATTAAAAAATTTTTTTTAAAATTATATATATATAAATGAAAAGCCTGAAAAAAACAAAAACCCAAAGTATATCTATAAGAAAAAAAAAATCGCTAGTTAGAATACCCATAACAACTAAGGGTGGGTTATTTGGTTATCATGTCAATATGCCTTTAGATGCAAGGAGATATTTATTAAAAAATATTTTAAGAAAAAATTTAGCAACATATTCAGAAGTAGTTAAAAGGTTAAACGTATTGTCTATTTACAATAAAAATAAACATCCAGAAATATCTAAGCGAGTTATTAGAGATATGCGTTATATTCAAAAATCGACTAAACGACGATCAACTAAACGACGATCAACTAAACGACGATCAACTAAACGACGATCTACTAGGGGTGGTGCTACTATTAAACGTACTAGTGGCTGTTCTGGCTTGTAATTGGTTTACGAATTTTATGAAAAAAATTTTTATTATCAAGCCATTTTTGTAAAAGTTCTAGTATTGTACGTTTATCTTGACGAGAAAGCGATGATTGTATATTTTTTTGTATGATATTTAACATTTTATTTAATTGAATTTTTTTACAATTTTGTTTTTCACATACATTTTGTAAATGTCGTGAAAGAAATGTATGTTTATCTATTACCATTTCTAATTCTTTAGGTAATTGTGTTCTTAGAAATATGGTTTGAACATTAATTCTTTTCTTTATACCTATGGTTTGATAATGTTTACTATCATAAAATAAAATAATAATTTTTTGCTGTAAATCTTCTGGGTTACTTAGATCTGTTATAGTATAATCATCATTAAAAATAACTATATCAATTTTGATAGCTTTTGATATTAATGATAAGGTTATGTAGTCGCCTTGAAAATGGAATCCTGTTTGTTTTATTTGTTTTATAAAATCACTTTTATTTTTAATTAGAAAGGGGTCCCAATCTCCTACGAATTCGCCGTGTTGTTTTTCTATTCTATAATTTTGTATAATGTTAAAAAATTCTGGATTTTCAATTTTAGTAATATATTTTGCTATGATATTTCTTAAATGTTTATGATTGGTTTTGTATCCACTATTTGTTAAAGCAGTTTCGATTGATCTGAATTGGCAATTACCATCACTTAGGCAATTTTTCATAACAAAATTATCAGACATTAATTTCGTTTTCCATTCTTTTGATATATCTTGCCAAATATATGAAATTTTTTTAGGATTTTTATTTCGATCTTCTGTATGTAAGAGATCTTCTAAGTTGTATTCTTTTTCCGAGTCTTCATCTTCGTATTTCATACTTAATTGTGTTGTATCGGTAAGATGAGAAGAATGTGTTTTATTTGATGAATGTGATTTCTTTGAAGAAGTTTTTTGTTTTGAAGAATGTGATTTCTTTGAAGAAGTTTTTTGTTTTGAAGAATGTGTTTTCTTTGAAGAAGTTTTTTGTTTTGAAGAATGTGATTTCTTTGGAGAAGTTTTTTGTTTTGAAGAACGCGTTTGTTTTGAAGAATGTGATTTTTCAATACTAGATTCCTGAAGATTGGAATTTTTTTTTCGAAAATCATTTAAAATAGATTTGTACATTATCTATTATTAAATAACAAATAAATTTTAATAAATTTAACTATAAATCGTCGTCTTTTGATATTACTTTTTCTGAAAGTAATTCTTCATTTTCTATATTGCATATAGTAACATTAAATCCAAAGTTGATACGTGCATTTATGATCTTTTCATGTTCGTTTCCGTATTTTGTTTTCATTGCTCTTTTGAAATCTTTCATATCTGGTATTCTTGAATTTGGATAATTATTTGACCACCAGCTAGAAAAGTGACTATAAATTGTTTTAGTTGATTCAAAATTGGTTTGTGATTCTTCAATGATTTGATCAAAGAATTCGTCGAATTTATCATTGTCGACCTTGTATTTTGCTGTGGCTTTTGTAACTTCATCTGGTTCGTTCATACCTTGTGTTAAGAAGAGTTTGTACCAATGAATTAAAATGCTCATAAAGTAGGGTCTCCAACTTTGAATTTTGTATTTAATAGTTGGGTCTATTTTAAATTCGTTAGCTTTTATCGGATTATCGCAAAATCGTGAGGTAAAATCAATAACTCTGATTCTTCTCCAAGTTCCTCCGTCGCAACTGGTTACTGCTGGTAGATCATTACAGCACATGATCATAGTTCCTTGTAGTTTAAATGAAATAGGTGCTTTAAATAATTCTCTTGCAATAATAGTATCACCTCCTGTGTATTGTTTAAGTATACCTGTGCGTAATTTATCATCGTATTCTGGTTCTTGAAAAGTAAAAATTCGTTTTCCTCGTAATCTAACAACATCTGGAGATGCATTACTAGCGTTTGCTCTTTTATTTGTTAACAATGAAACGTCAACTGATGTGATATAATCGCCTAATGTGTATTCTAGAAAATTAACAAGTGTGGATTTGCCGTTTGCACCAGAAAGACCTGTCCATATATAAAATCTTTCATCTGGTATTCCTATTAATGATTTACCCAAGACTTTAAGAGTATATTCTAATACACGTTTATTAGGAATGATTTTTTGAAGAAATTCGTAAATTTCTTTTGTTTCTTTAGCATCAGGATCGTAATCTACAAAATCATATCCTGTAGAAAATGTAATATAATCAGTTTCGCGTCCTTCTCTAAATTCATTTTTTTTAAAATCATATACACCATTTTTGAAGCCTACTAAATACGTTGTAGAATCTAAATTTTGATAAAAATCTGTATCGTATGTTTTGAAAAGATATACAATTTGAGAAATGATATTGTTTTTAAAACTTACATTTTCTAATTTGGCTATAATATTGTCTACCATTTGATTACGCATATTTGCATCTATTTTTTCAGTATTAACTAAAAAATCTTGTAAATTTTTGGTTTGTACTGAGGTATCGCTAATTTTGATAGCTCTATAATATTTAGGTAATTCTTCAGAGATAAGAATATTCATCAAGTGACTTCTGTGCCATCGAACTCCTCCGAATTCGTACCATTCTGTATTTTTAACCTCATCGACTCTAAATCTATTTTTATAAATTTGAAATACAGCTTTAGCTATAGCATAATGAGAACCTGATAAACTTTCTTCTAAAACAGTTCTGGTTTTATCTGAAAGTATAATTTCCGATTTCCAATATTTTGTAGTCATACTAAGATATGTTTGTGGATAATCTGTTTCAAATTTATCTGGTAATTGTATCTGTTTTTCTGGAAATGTTCGTCTTCTACATTCTTCATCGTGGCATTTTACGTAAACTCCATTAACATTGATTTCTAGATAAATAGGACTTCCTTCTCTATCGTGATGTCTATCTTTAAATGGACAATGTTTGTGATTTATAGAAATATAATAACAAAATAGTCCCATTGTATTTTGCTTTGCGTAAATTCTTTGAATGCCAAAATCAAAATTTTGAATGGGGATATTTGTTAATTTTAAGTTTTGCAATAAATGTACTAATTCATTTTGAATTTCAATACTAATGTTTTTACTAATTTGATGTTTTTTATCAGGTACGTGTTCTTTTATACTTTCATTCTTTAATTGTGTAAGTTTAACTGACGATTTTCTTTTTACTATTGTTTTTTGGAAATCTTCAAATGTAGTTTCGTGTAATTCTGTAAATGCACTAGATCCTATATCGTAAATTTTATAAAAATTATTTTCTGTTTTTTTATCAAGTTTTTTAGATCCAAGTAAACGTAATCCTGTTCTATATACAGAAATATCTATACAATGTTGAAGATTAGATATTTTTTTAATTTGCGAAATCAATACATTTCCGAGTTGATTATCTACTATTAAATTGTAAAAATTTATGTGATAATTGCATCCATTTTCTGTTATACGTTTTGAAACAATGTATTCAGTAAGTGTTGGATCATCGCTAAAATTATCTATGATTTTAGCTTTAGTTGTTTGAATAACATCAGATACATTTTCATCTGTTAAGTTGTAATTGTATTTTTTTGGTACATCTAAATCTATAAAAAAGGCAAATTTTGAATCTGTTACTTTTTCAATTAAATAAAGATTATCTTTTTCAATATTATTTTTATCAGATATTACTTTATAATATTCTTTGTAAAATTCATCAAACTTATTATCTGGTACATTGTATTTTCCATTATTAAAAGACAAATGTGTTTGGTTTTCAGTGTTTTTTGTAAATTGTAAAATGTATTTTGAAAAAGAATTGTCTTGAATCATTTGTTAAGCAGAAGTAGTTATTTTAAATGACTAAATTATTTCAATTTTTTGTCAAATGTAATCACGAGGGTATTATTTATTAGTATTTAGTACATTTTTAAAAAATTATTTTATATTAATAACATATAAATGAATCTTATTCATATAGTAGATAAGTTAAATGATAAAGAATATATATATAGTAATGGTTTAGAAATATCATTACAACAGGCAGCTAATTCCTTAGTAAATAAATTAACGGATGCGAAATGGTCAACGGCCGAATATAACATACATGAAGATAAATGTGAAATATTTATTAATGAACAAGTAATCGAACGTGGTTGGGTTTGGAACTCTAAAAATACGACTAAAAAAATACTGTATAAATTATCATATATACCAATTTTTAATATAGAACAAAAACCTAAGCAAATTGACCAAAGTGTACAAACTGACGAAATTAAAGATAAATGTACACCAACAACTAGCATTAATAAGAATACGAGTATTAATTTTGATAATTTTTTTGAAGTTGGTGACATTCACCGAAGCGGAGCTTCAGCTCGACAAGATGACATTCACCGAAGCGGAGCTTCAGCTCGACAAGATGACATTCACCGAAGCGGAGCTTCAGCTCGACAAGATGACATTCACCGAAGCGGAGCTTCAGCTCGACAAGGTGACATTCACCGAAGCGGAGCTTCAGCTCGACAAGGTGATTACAAAATAGATTTAGATTTAGGATTAGGTTATGGTAATAATATGTTTGATCCAGTTAATTTTAACCCATTTGCGCAAAAAACGAATATATGGTCTACTCCTTCTAATAAATACGCAATTGATTATACTGTACCTTGCATTTTATCGAAGTCTTCGGTAAAGGTACCTTTAGACGACAAAGTTCTTCCAAGGAAGAATTCGTTAGACTGCACCATTCCGTTTATCTATGATTTAAATGTAGAGATAAAAAAAAGGTTGACTCTTCCAAACTTTGGATTACGACGTTTTAAACAAGAATAATTATTTAGGTAAAATTATTTTGCTTTGTTTTAATTTTACTTTTTTTTTCCTATGTAATGTTAGAATGTCGCCAAGTCTTCTTCAATTACAGGCAACTGGTTTAGAAGATGTTTATTTGACACAAGATCCTCAGATCAATATATTTAAATATAATTATTACAGGTACGTAAATTTTGCAACCGAAACTATAAAATTAGAAACGAATATTATTTCGAATTTTGGTAAAAAAATGACATGTGAAATACCTAAACGTGGTCATTTGTTATCTAAATTGCATTTGCATATCAAATTACCTCAACTTGTTAAAAAGGATGGATCGTATGCTTGTTGGAGTGATACGATAGGTTATTCTATTTTTAGTGAACCTATAGAATTAATGATAGGTGGTATTGTAGTAGATAGATTATATCCTCAATTTTTAAATGCATGGGATGAATTGACTACTTCTGATAAAAGACTTGGTAAAAATTTAATGTTATTAAAATCAGATGTGTATAGTGCAAATTTCAACAATGCTACTAAACAAAATGATTTAATTATACCTTTAGATTTTTGGTTTACAAAAGATTATAATTTAGCTTTGCCATTATTGAGTATGCATCATCAAAATATTAAAGTTAATTTTAAATTAAGAAATTTTGAAGAATGTATAAATTACGATGGAATTTTAGAACCAGATTATGTTCCTATTGTGACATCAAGTGTTTATGCAGAGTATATATATTTAGACGAAGTGATTTTAAAACAATTTAAATCTCAAAAACATACATATTTAATCCAACAAGTTCAATATAATGAAGATGAAGTAATACCGGCCAATACATCTTTATACAATACTCGTATTAAATTGACTAATCCGTGTAAGGAACTTGTATTTTTTGCAGTAGAAAAACAAAATATTACAAACAACAATCGTTTTGTGTATTCAAAAACTGCTGATGATAGTCCGTTGATTTTAGCCGCATCTTTATTATTGGATGGTAAATTAAGATTTGACAATTTGCCTGAATTTTACTATCGGATTATTTTTCCGCAAAATATACATTCTGTGATACCTTTGAAGTATATATATACAATGCCATTTAGTACACGTCCAGAAGATAATCAACCTACAGGTTCATTAAATTTATCTAGATTTAATGATATAACTTTAGCTTTGACAACTACAGATACTGTAGAAATGAATTTGTATGTTTTTGGAATATCTTACAATATTATCACTGTGGAAAATGGTATGTTAACAATGGAATTTTTAATTTAATAGAATTATATTTTGATTAATTTTGTATTTGTGACAGTAACTTGTCCTGGGACATTTGTTAATTTTACATTTTTAACAGTTGTATAAATTACGTTGTATTTGTTAGACAAGTTTGATTTAAGCTTTAGCTGCTGGAATATTATTGCAATTTGATTTAAATATCTTTTAGGAATTTTATCTCCTCCATTTTTAAGAATAATATGTGGTCCACTCATATTATTTAAATGAAACCATAGATCATTTTGATCAGAATCTTTAATAATTTGATCGTTTTCATATTGATTAGTTCCTATTAGAACTGTATAAGTTTTGTCATTTTCCTCTACGAATAATTCTACAGATTTCATTAATCTTTTTCTTTTAGATTTTTTGATTAAGCTTAAAGTAAAAACTATTTTTTATTTTTATTTAAAAGTAATCAATTATTAATAACAAATGTCATTAGTTGGAAAAACTGTACTATGTAGTGTATTTGAGCAAGATCCGAATCCAGATTGGATTAAAATAAACAATGTTGCTGTAGGAGAAACATCAATGTATGGTTATAATGAATATAATAGTAAGGATATTGGTGCATTATTGAATCGATTAAAACAAGATACTAATATTGTATGTATTGTATATAATTGGGATACTGGAGTTGCATATGCAAAAACTGGTTTTAATTTATCTAACGTTGGTGATTATAAAATTGCTTCTGGGTATACAACTTTTATTTTAAAAAGTAAAATTTCTCAGTATTACAAAGCACAAGCGCCAGTTCCAACGTCATCTAAACCGTCATCTAAGCCAATGTCTAAACAATTTGTTTCATGGGATAGTTTAAGAGGAAGTTTTATGTGTAATGGTGGTAAATTTGTACCTGTAGGTTTTAATGCTTATTGGTTAGGTTATACAGAGGCTCATGATTATCCAATGCAAGATCAGGTTATTGAAATATTTACAGTGGCACAAAAGATGGCAGCTACAGTAGTTCGTTGTCATACTATGGGTATATCTTCTGGTAGTGAAAAATCATTAAGACCAAGAGATAATACATTAAACAATAATGCATGGAAGGCTATTGATTTTGCATTTTACACTGCTAAACAAAAAGGAATCCGAATAATTGCTCCATTGGTTGATTGTTATAGTTGGTACAATGGGTCTTATAAACATTTTACGGATACAAGAGGTATTCACAAGAATGATTTTTGGACTAATCTGGATGTTAGAAATGATTTCAAAAAATTTATAAATGATTGGTTGAATCATACTAACAGTTATACAGGAATAAAGCTTAAAGATGATCCTACATTATTTATGATAGAAACAGGTAATGAGTTTAATATAAGACAAGATGCTGGTAGTACTACATTCCCAACAGAAGAATGGACACGTGATATTATCAATTACATTAAATCAATTGATTCTAAGCATTTAATAATGGATGGTACAGATGAACCTTTGGGTAAAGCAAATAATTTTAGTATATCTACAGTGGATTGTTTTACTGGGCATTTTTATTGGAATGAAGTTGAGAGATTAGATTATGGTGCTAATAATGCAAAACGGGTTGGTAAAGCATATATTGTTGGGGAGGTAGATTCAGGGTTTGGTGTTGATTGGTTTAGACAACTTGAATCAAGACCAAATGTAACTGGGTCTTTGTTTTGGCATTTGTATCCGCACCAATATGGTCTTGCGGGTGGTCAGAAGATTAATCATACGGATGGATTTACACTTTGGTTTCCTGAAGACAAAAACAAATTGTTATTGTGGTCTAATCATTTTAGAAGAATGCAAAAGTTACCAGAGATATCACAATTATAAGTTAAAATTTAAATAAACTGTTTAAAAAAGTTTATTTGAATTAAACTGTTTAAAATACGTGGCTCACGTACTTCTTATATTTTGTGCAAATTTTACAGTTTCCATAGTTTGATTACAATAATATTGTTCTTGACGAATACAACAAATTGTAACAAATTTAGTTGGTTTCCAATCATTAGATTCTTTTTGTTTAGTATTAAGATTATTTAAGAAATTTAGGATAGGTATAGTTAATGCATTGTTTGAACTACTAATATTTGTCATTTCATCTTCAGGTTTTACAAAATAATTAGCAATTTTATAAACTACATTATATCTTTCATCTACTTTTTGTTTAGGTGTTTCTATTTTTTTATCATTTTTGAGGTTAAAGTAATAAATCAAATGATTAATGGTTTCGTTGATATAGAATGATTCGTTGATAATTTGATAAATTTGCTTAGGTGTATAAGTTTCAACAAGCTCTTCTTTCATAGAACTGGCTATATTTACTTCACCTCCAACTGGGGCAGGGGCCATAACACTTGGTAATGTGGTTTTTGTGGAGTCTATAAATGTGTTGAATATATCTAATGGAGATTCTCTACCAGCCATATCTACTATTGTAATATAACCAGATTTACCATTAGTAAATAGTATTTCAAATACGTAATATAAATGAGATCGACTTGATTGAGGATTATTAGGAGTTTGTTTAATTCTACCGTGTTTTTGTCTATATGAGTCTACTATATCTGTAAAAGCTGATAAATCTTCTACTTTCATAGAATTAACATCTATATATCCTGGAATAACTTGTTTAAATTCTTCATTTTCATCTTTTGAAAAAGATGTCATTTGTGGAACTTTATTTATTAAATTATGAATATGACCTGTAACTTCACGGTAATTAAAATTAATTTTATAGTAGTATTGTTCAAACAAATATTTAATTTTGATCCTTGATACATTTTGTAAATTACTTAATCCATAATGTAATAGACCAGGTGCTCCCTTAGAACCTAATAAAGTCATAGTTTTGCCACTACCACTTAAACCATACCCAAATAGGACTATACTATAACCATCTTGAATTTGATTAAATACATTGTATAGTCCAGGACTTACAGAATCTGATGAATCTACTAAATTATCAAGGTCAATTTTTAATCCAGATGAAGGGTATCCCATTTGTCCAGTATATAAATCTAAATTTGTATATTTTTCATCAAAAATACCATAAAATTCACCAAAAGTAAGCGGTTCTTTAAATTTAGTATTAGGTGATTCTGAACAATCTACTATTAATGATTTTGTTCGTTTATTTTCAATAGTTTTTAAGGAAACTGTTGGTGATTCTTGTTCTCCTCCTAATAATGGTTTGATACGAATATAAACTCGAACAGCTCCTGATAAATCTTCGTAAATATTTGTGAGTATACGATCTTGACGTCGATAGTTTGATTTATTTACATTCCAATATTCTAATAAATTACTAAGATCTTTGCAAAAATCAACAGGTACTTGATCTCGATTTATTTTATTTTTTAAATATTGAAAGTTTGGACTATTAATGTATTCAGACAAGTTTAAGAATTTTATATGATTTGTAATTTCTGTTTTAACAGTTTCGAAATCTTTACGAATTGTATTTCTTAGAGCCTCACTTATTTTTGAAAAAACATCTAAATTATTTGTTATAATATCATCCAAACGTTTGATAATTTCTTGTTTTCTATAAAAAATGTTATTCAAGGCTACAAAGTTTGTAAGAATACTTTCGCAATTATCATAATCTACAACACTTTCTATTTTAGTTCTATCATTTTGAGATAATAAAGCACGTACTTCTTCTAATTCTTTTTGAAGATCAGGTATACTTTTGTTTGCTTCTCGTAAACTATCAAGTTCAGTCTGTAATTCTATAGTTGATTGTTCCGTATCAGATTGACGTGATTGTAATTCATCTTTTTCTTCTGATAAACGCTTAATTTCTTCTTCTCTTTCTGATAATTTAATTAGTTGATCATTAATAGTTTGTTTTAGTGCAGTTTCAATATCTACTATGTTTTGTTTTAATCTTTTAATTTCCATATCATCAATGTTTGATTTTTCCGATTGTTGTTGTAAAACGGTTTTTAAAGATTCTTGTCCACTTTGTAAATCTGTTAATAAACGACGTTTGTATTCATTGACATCTACTGTTGATTTTTCTAACCATTCGTTCCAACGTTGATTATATTCGATTATTTTATCAATTATTTGTTGTTTTTCAGTAAGAATTTTTTCTTTGCATCTTTCTCTAAATCCTATTAATAAGTTTTCTTGAAGCTGCGAACGTTTCAGCTCTTCTTTTGTATTGTTCAATTCGGATTTTATTTCTTGTATAGCTGATGTCAAGCTTTCTATTTCTTGACGTTTAGTTTCGATTTTTGTATCATAATCAGAAACATTATCTTTATTTTCCTCTAAAGCTTGTAAATTACGTCTCTCATTTTCTAATAATTCGTTTAATCTTTCTTGTAATTGAGTACGTTCTTCTTTATCTTGTTGATGAATGTTTTCTAAATCTTGTATTTGCAAATCTTTAGATTGAATAAAATTTTGAATTTCATTTTTATATTGGTTGATTCCTTCTAAAATAGCATCTTTTTGATCTATAATTTGACGTTTACAAGATTCCAATTCTTGTTGTGCTGTATTATATTGTTCTGTTATTTTATCTATTCTTTCTTCGTATTCATTTTTGATTAATAGTATTTGATTACTATTACTATCATATAGAGCTTTATATTCGTCTTTTATTTTTTCTTTTGATATTACTTTTTCTAAAAGTAATTCTTCATTTAATTCTTCTATTCTCCTTTTCAAATCGTTTTCTATTTTCCTTTGATCTGGCTTTTCAATTGTTTCTGATTTACTTTCAAATAATTTTAACAATTTTAATTTATCTTCTTCATTAAAACCAGATACTGTTGGGATAGACTTTACAATATTATAAATAGTATCTTCGTTTGTAAGATTTTCTAAATCAATTGGATTTATTAATTTACATAGAGATCCAGCTGCATTTATATAACCAATAACTAATTTGTTATCGGCGATTATAAAAGCTAAAGCGCGTGACTGTTTAAATTTAAAAGGTGTAAAGATTACTTTGGGATAGTTTTTTTTAATGTAATCAACTAAGTTATCCATACCTATTTATATTTTATTTAGAAATTAATTTTCTAAATAACTTTACAGATTAAAGTATTTATTTATCATCTAGAAATCCTATAATATTATCATTTGTATCAAACAGTATTTTGAGTTTATCAGTTTTTATATCAATATTATCATCTTTTTGTTCGATAATATCTTCTTTTAACATTTGTTTACATAATTTATATTGAGAATCCCATACTAGACCATAATGTGTACAAGGTAAACAACGTTGTTCATTAACATCAAATTGTTCTCCCTCTAAACATCTTATTTTCTCAGCTATTTCTTTAGGTTCTACTTCTTGTGCTTTTTCAAGTTCTTCTTTTAAATCAATGTAATCATCTCCTTTTATAGTAGTAACACTAGGTAAAGTCTTTGTAATTTCTTCTGGAACTTCTTCTTCGGTAATTTCTTCTTCGGTAATTTCTTCTTCGGTAGTTTCTGGTTCTGTAGTTTCTTCTTCGGTAATTTCTTCAGGACCTGCAGTTTCTTCTTCTTCTGTAGTTTCTTCTTCGGTAATTTCTTCAGGACCTGCAGTTTCTTCTTCTTCTGTAGTTTCTTCTTCGGTAATTTCTTCAGGACCTGCAGTTTCTTCTTCTTCTGTAGTTTCTTCTTCTTCTGTAGTTTCTTCTTCGGTAATTTCTTCAGGACCTGCAGTTTCTTCTTCTTCTGTAGTTTCTTCTTCTTCTGTAGTTTCTTCTTCAGGAATTTCTTCAGGAATTTCTTCTTCTTCTTCGGTAATTTCTTCTTCGGTAATTTCTGGTTCAGTAATTGTTTCAGTAATTTCTTCTTCAGTAATTTCTTCGGTAATTTCTGGTTCAGTAATTGTTTCTACTTCTTCTGTAATTTCTGGTTCAGTAATTGTTTCAGGACCTGTAGTTTCTTCTTCTTCTGTGGTTTCTTCTTCTGTAAGTTCTTTTAATGGTATGTATTTTCTTCTAGATATAATTTTTATTGGTGTAGTAAATCGTTTAAGTTGGTTATATTTATCAACAAATCCTATAATCTTATTATCTTCTATTATAATCGCTGATATATTTAAGTTTACTGTGATTGGTTGCAATTCGTGTGGGATTAGTTTATTATTGATCATTTTTATTACAGATTTAATTTCATCTTGATTGATTGTTTTATTTATTGGTATAAAATCATTTTGAATAGGGTTAAATAGTATTATAGTATTTTCTATAGTGTTTAACAAAATACCAGCTTTAATTTGTTTTTCTACTCTTTTTTGTGTGTTTTCAGTGATGCAATTTTTGTTTGTAATAATTTTATGTAAAACGTTATGATAATCAAAAACAATTGGTACTTTCTTTTTAGTTATAATAGGACGTCTTAAACGAAATGGTTTTCCAAATTTATTTATATAACCAACCAAGTATTTTTTGCGGGGATCTTTTATAAATGCACGAATAGATACACGTTTATATGTTTTAGGGATTTTTATAAAATTTGATGGTGGATAAACATTTGGGTAAAGTGTTAGTAATTTAGTTAAACAACGTTGTGCGGATTTAGGATTATATAGGCATTTGTCACGTAACATTAAGATGGAATCTTTTTTTAATTTTGTATAAACTCTACCAGTAGATTTAATTAATCTTCCTGTAGTAGGATTTAAATAAAATCTTGGTTGTTTTTTCCAATCCAACATATGTCTAACTATGTATTATATATAAAAAAGAAAAAATTAATTAATTTTTTTTTAATAAAATATGTCATCGTTAGTCTATTAAACATAGATCATCTGAAGTTTCGTTACTAGATTCTTCATTTATAGTATCAAGTTCGTCTGTTGAGATATTAGATTCTTCTAAAATAAAAGTAGAATCGTCATCTTGAATTTCACATTCTGTTTTTTCATAACGTTCGTAAAACTTTTTACTTTTAATATCGTGAATACTTTTTTTATACATATTGAAATTTTCTTCTGATTCTTGTAAATGTGTAATAATATCCAATGTTCTTTTTAAATCCACTTTTACATTATTAAACCAACTTTTACTTCTTTTAACTCTTTGATTATTGTATTTTGTTATAAAATGAAATGACGGTATCAAATCATCACGTAATTTCATTTGTTCATTTTTCCATTCTATGTATTCTTCAGTTGTTTTAATATGGACTGGAGGATAAATATATTTGGGATCTGGTCCTGTATTATTTATTTGAAGTACTATTCCTTTAGCTTGTTTATCACCTATCTGTGTGTTGATAAATTCTTCTTCTGTGCCAAGTTCTTCTATTTCACATTCTAAAAAATCACAAAAATCTAGGTCAACCGACTCCATTTGTATTTGTGTCTGGACCCAGTAGTGTATTGGGACTCGTGTTTCATCTATTTTGCGGCTTTTTGGGCATTTGATTTCCAACATAATTCCATCTGGAGTGATACCGTCAGGACTTGCTGCTAACCATTTTAATCTAGAATGTGAAACGAGGCCAAATTCTATAACAGTGGTATTATTTAGTTGACAATAAAGTATATTAGCAACTTCTTCATACTTTTTCCCCCATAATGTATAAATAGAATCTTTGAAAACTGACTCTCCATAGAATGCAGCACATTTTTTAATAATATAATCTTCTCTTTTTTCGTAATGATTTAATCCTTCAGTGTCCTTGTATTTAAAATTTTTAATACCGAATTCTTCGACGTATGCTTCACAAGTTGGTTTTGACATAAATAGGCAACTGGCAGCTTCACTTGCGGTAATTCTTTTATTTCTTGCATTATACCATTCTGGTGTTCTTTGAGCTGGTTGAGGTTTTTTTTGCAATGCTTTTACCTTTCTTCTTAATTTTTTTAATTCTTCTTCTGAAGGTTGTAGTTGCTCCATTATTATTTATTTAATTGTATTTATATTCATTTTGTTTTTAAATCAAAAACGCATTTAAAAACTTTAATGAGTACGTTATCCTTACAACGTCTTTTTTAAAATAATGCGTTTATTGTAAAATTTGTCAAAATTTAATTTAAAAATAAAAGATTATATAGTTGTATACAATATACAACCTTGTAAATGATAGAAGAAATTAAAACAGATAATAATTGTATAGTAAAAGCATTTGAAAACAACCCAATATCTATATTAGAAGAAGATCTAGATAACAAAAAAATATATTATTTTAAAGCATCTGATGTAGGGAAAGTTTTAAACTTAAGTAATATTCGTGTATCAATACAAAATTATGATGAAGATGAACAGGTTGTAAGGAAAGCTTACGACCTCCGTGGATGTGAACAAGATACTATATTTTTAACAAGTCGAGGAGTTTATCGTTTACTTTACAGTTCTAAAAAGGAAATAGCTAAGAAATTTCGTAAATGGGCGAGTGATATATTAGATGATATAATTTTTAACGAGTCTAATGAATTAAAAAATCAATTAATAGAAAAAGATAATAAATTAAAGGAACAAGATCAATTAATAAAAACATTAGAGAATAAACCAGAAACTGAAGGATTTTATAAAAATAATGGATTTATATATATATTAAAGGATAATGCTAATATATGTCATTATAAGATAGGATTATCAGAAAACCCATCAAAAAGAATTAACGATTTAAATGGTGGTTCTAGTACTAATTCGTTAGAATTAATAAAGACATTTAAAACAAAAAATACTATATTATCAGAAAAATTAATTCATACATTATTAATTCCTCATAAAATAAAAAAACAAAAAGAATGGTTTTATATATCTAATGAAAAATTATTATGTTATTTTATAAAAACAATAGAAGAATGTATTGAATTTTCCAATAAACATACATTTGATAATATATCGGAAGAGTTAGACTCATTAAATTCAATAATAACACAAGAAATAAAGACAAAAGTTGAATGTATTGGGAAATGTATTCAAACAGATATAATTATAAAAGATATAAATTTAGATACAGAGAATAGAGATGAAATATTATTCAATACATTTATTAAAGAATCGTGTATAATAGATGACCTAGAGTATGTATCTGTAAGAGAATTAGTATATCAATATAAGACTTGGAGTAAAATTAATAATATTTTTAATTATAAAGATTTTGAACAATATATAGAATCAAAATTTATAATAAAGAAAATGTTTAATAAAATGTTTAATTGTGATATGAGATGTGCATTAGGTATAAATTTAAAAAAATGTTTTTATACATTTGAATTTAAGGAACCGTATTCTGAATTTGAAATTTTTTTAATGAATAATTGTGTTAAAGTACCAACTGCAAAATTAAATAGAATAACATTAAGAGATTCTTATGAAAAATGGTGTGATAATAGTAATAAAAAACATCCTAATAAAACTGATATGGATAAATTATGTAAATTTTTAGATAAATATTTTTTTAAAGATTATTTCAACGAAGGTACTTCGAGTTATCACGGATGGTATGGTGTTACAATTAAGGAAAATATATTAAAAGGAACTGGGATAACTTCTACGTTATGTAAAAAAATACCAATATGCAAAGTTCATAAAGATAAACCAGATGAAATTTTGCAGGAATGGGATTCTCAAAAAGAAGCTTCTAGAGATTTAGGTATAAAGACAAGTACATTGAAATATCGTCTTGATAATAATAGTCTATTTAATGATTTGTATTATTTAAAAAAGAAAAGTGAAATAAAAATAAGTCCAAACGTTCTAAATTAAAGGAGAAAGAATTTTAATAATAAAATAATGTTATACACGTTAAAAAATCTTAATTTAAAACTTTGTATTAATTAAATAACTATAGAGTGTTAATGACATCTACTATTAAAGATATTGATTCGTTTTTGGCAGAACATAAACTATTAGAAAAAACATATAGTAGGGCTCAAGAAAAATTATTAATTGAAAAAGTTACTGATAATGAATTGTATTTAGAATGTTTAAAATATACTAATAATATAATTAAATATTTGGACGAGTTGAATCCGTTTGTAATGAATAGGCACAAGGATGAAATTAAACGTACTTATTATATTAGCGCTGAATTACTTGTTAGAACAGTTGGTCTCAATATGAGTAGACAAAATTTTAATGATCAAGAACGTAATACTTTATATATGGCTATTGCTCATGTTAGAAAGGTTCTTTCGATTGAGCCATTTCACAGTGGTGGTATGGAGTTATTTAAAATGGTATTTTTATATTTGACTATATTTAATCCAAATGTTCAAGAAAACATTGTATTTTTGAATCAAATTCTTGTTGTAGATCCTTGTGATTATCAGTTGCATTACAATTTTGGATTTATGTATCAGCGTGTTAATAAATTGGAAAGTAGTATTTATCATTATAAATTGTCTCTTGGTATTATTAATTTATTGATAAGATGTACAAAAGATGAAGGTGCATTAATTGGTTTGCAACAATTCAAGGTAAAATGTTTAAATGGTTTAGGTAGTATTTATTTTACGATTCAAGATCGTGATACTGCTTTATATTATTTTAATTTAGCATATGATATTGAACCTTTAGATCCTGATGTAAACAATCAAATCGGTGTTGTATATACTGAATTACGTATTACGGATAAGGCTATAGAGCATTATATGCGTGGTATTGAAAATTATAAACGGGCTCATATTTCTGTAGATAAAGATATGTTGATAGCTAGTATGTATATGAATATGGGTTTAGCAAAATGTTACGAATGTGATTTTGTTGGAGCTATTGATGGGTATAATAAGGCTTTGAAATATAAACCTAGATTATCATTGGCGTATCAAAATAAGTTGTTAGATTCAAATTATATTTCACATTTAATTGAAGATCCAATGTATATTCCAAGATTGCATAAATCCATTAATAAGATTTATCCTGTTGTTATAGATGATTATCGTGTTTCGTGTCCTGATTACAAGGTTAAGAAAGATATTTTGAAATTTAGCTCAAAAGATGAATTGGTGAAAACTGGAACGAAAATTAATATTGGGTTTGTATCTGGTGATTTTATTTGTCATCCTGTGAGTTATTTTATTCATAGTATTTTGAATTATCTTAATTATGATTTATTTAATGTTACATGTTATTCAGTAAAGGTTGTAAAATTGGATGGTATGTTTCCAAAGTGTCAATGGGTTGTTGTTAAAAATATGTCAAATGAAGATTTTAAGAATCGTATTCAACAAGATAAAATAGATATTTTGTTTGATTTGTCAGCACATACAGGAGATAATCGTCTCGATACATTTGTATTAAAACCAGCTCCTATTCAAATTAGTTATTGTGGTTATCCGAATTCGAGTGGTATTAGGTCAATGGATTATCGTATTACAGACAAGTTTTGTGATAGTAATGCTAGTCAAAAGTATTATCAAGAAAAGTTTATATTTATGGATCGATGTTTTTTGTCGTATACGCCAAGTATTGGTATTGACAATTTACCTGAACTTACTGAGGAACCAAGTATTAAAAATGGATGGGTAACATTTGGTACATTTAATAGATATAACAAAATTAATAGTATGGTAGTTGGTGTGTGGGAGCAAATTTTACAACGTGCACCAACTGCGAGATTGGCGATTAAAACAAAGGAATTTTCTTCACAGAAAATAAAGCAACAATTTTTGGATACATTTAAGGATAAATCTACTTTGGACCGTGTAATTATTATGCCTTATTCTGATACATATACAGAACATTTACCTGATTATAATAAATTAGATGTTGCAATTGATACATTCCCATATTCTGGAACAACGACTAGTTGTGAAAGTTTAATGATGGGTGTTCCAGTATTAACATTATTTGATAATATTAGACATTATCATTCACAAAATGTGACAACAAGTTTAATGAGAAATTGTGGTTTGGACGAATATGTTACAGAGTCTCAAGAAGAATATATTGAACGTGCAGTTTGGATGGCAAATCATCCAGAAGAACTTGTTGGATTAAAACGCAAGGTGAGAGATGCTTTTGTAAATGGTCCAATTTGTGATTACAAATCTTTTACAGATGAATTTGAAAATAAATTAATCAATACATATAAGGCTCACAAATGGTAAAATCTCAAAGAAATTTATTTTTATTTTTATTTTTATTTTTATTTTTATTTTTATTTTTATTTTTATATTATAATGGCAGATATAGAAATAGTTCATTTATTCTGTAAAATTGTAATCTAACAGTACCCCGGATGTACTTGATTTGTATCCTCTTATAATTAATTCTCCAGTATCAATTTTAAGGTGGCATCCTTTACATAAACTAACTAGATTGTATAATTTATTTTTATGAAAATGTTTTTCGTTTACAAAACCATTTTGATCACAGTTTTTTTGTTCGTTAATATGGTGAGTATCAAGTGGAACATTTCCAACTTTAGGTTTGTATCCACAAACTTCACAATGATTCAAAATTTTACGTTTATTGTAATTACTGCGTTTTTGTGATAGTACTGTATTTGTTGTTTTACCTGAAATCAATTCGTTTCTGATTTGAAATGATTGATCTATAAAATTTGTATCAGATATAATAGATTTACATACTTCTAAACCATACAACTCACTACCTGATCCTGGATTTAGTCTTCTTTCAAATATGATAACATCATCTATGGTATTTACACTAAGATGACACGTGTTTATTTTAGGTTCGTCTTTAATTTGTTTGAGCCTTTGCAAATCGTGTAAATGTGTTGTGAAAAAGAATTTCGTATCAGATTTTACAAGTTCTAATAGAGTAGAAGCAACAATTGCCGAACTACTATTTACTTCTGTTCCTCTACATAATTCGTCGGAAAGTACCAATGTATTAGATGATTTAGATTGTAATATTTTTTTTAAACCACACATTTCACTTGTGAAACTACTTTTATTTGCAAATAAATTATCAGTTAAATCTACTTGTGAAATCAATGTATGAAATGGTGAAAAATGAAATGATTTACACGGAACATATAATCCAGATTGAGCTAATATTATACTAATACCAAGTGATCTAAGTAAACTAGATTTACCACTACTATTTAATCCATATACAAGCATACCACAAGATTCTTGTGTTATACTGATATCATTTGGTATATATTCCGTATCATCATTTATCAATTCTATAATAGGATGTCTCATAGAGTTTGCTATAACAAAAGAATCTTTACGCGGTACCTTACCGATGGCGAACCCATCAGTTCGGCAAGGTAGCTCTGTTATTTGTGGTTTGCAATATTTGTATTTTGTAAAACATTTTAAATTACTATTTGATATGTCGATTATTTCTACGAATTTTAAAAGACTTGTGAAAATTTTATTGTAAGTGTTTGAATATTCTTGTAATTTTAACAAGTAATGTGACTTTACTCGCTTTACCAATAATTCACGAGTATTAATTAATTTGTTTGATAACTTTGTCAAATCATCTGACGTAAATTTACATGTATTGCTAGTAGCACGCATAGTAAAATTTACTTCATTTTGTTTATTTTTGTTTTTGTTTTGGTATTCTTTGAGAAATCGTTGGTAACGTATTTTAGTACATGTAAAAAAATAACCATCGTTATCTGTAAAACTTAATTTTACCATTTGTGTTTTGGAATTAAGAGAAGCACCTTCATTAATATATTCATCGTATAGTTTTCGTAATCCTTCAATTCCGTTTTCAATTTCGTGAATGTCATTTTGGACCTTGTCTAAATCATCTACTATTCCAATGTTGAAAAAATTGACAATTTCATCTTTATTTGTATTTAAATTTATACTTTTCATTTTATTTAAATCAAATGTAGCTGTATAATTTGAAATATATGTCATAAAATCTTGTAATATATTAGTATGGGGAAGTTCTTGTTTAAAAAGTGCACTTTTATTTTTAGATATAATTGTAAACATATTTGATATAGTTGTATATGTATTGTGAAGTTTTTCAAATTCATATGGATGCAAAGATCCCAAACCCATTTTTCTATGTAATCTTTCAAAATCTATTATTTTTGATAATTCATTTTGTAAATCGTTTGTTAGATCTGTATGTGTTTGTAATTCTTCTGTTAAATTGTATCTATGTTGTATGATAGATGGATCTCTAAATGGGTTTGCAAGTAAAGTTTTTAAATGACGACGTCCTATAGCTGTAGTCGTGTGATTAACTACATCGAAAACACTATGAATCTGATTGTTTAATTTAGTATTATTATTATTATTATTATTATTAGATGGTAATATATTTAATTGTGCCAAGGTGTTTAATTCTAATACTAAATAAGAGTATTGGTTAATTATTGTTGGTATTGATAAATTAGTTATATATTTTGAATCGTGTTTTGTCATAAAATCTAGTGTGTACATTAAATTTACAATTGATAATTCTTTATCTAATAAATTCAAATATTCAACTGGTTGAATCAAACCAAAATCAATATGTTTATAAACAGTTTTCAAGTATTGATTTTGTATGTGGCGTTTATTGTACTGTGTATAACGTGTAAATTCTTTTGGGTCTGATTCATTAATATAGTGAAATTTACAAGAACATGACACTGTGTTATTTACTTGGCAAAATTCATTAAAGAATTTTTTTATTATTTTTGTAAGATTAAGGTTTGATTCGACAATATAAATTTGGACCTCTCTACAATAATATCTGGATAGAATTTTAGTTATATCTTCAAGGCAAAGACTAAAATCCGTTTTTTTAAATTGCAATGATGCTTCAGTTATTTCTATATGATTTGTAGTATTATTAACACAAACAACAGAATAAATTAAATGAGGACTCATAAATACATCTGGTGTTATTTGTAATGTAATATTTATCAAATTTGCTTCTGTATCTAAATATGTTTCTAAATCGCAACTTTTTAAAGTAGGTGAATGTACTGCAACAACACCTCTTTTAACTAATTTGCCTTTTCTGTCATTACTAGATTCTAATTGATCGACTATAACTACTGTATAATTATTTTCTAATAATGGCGGTAAATATTTTGGTAAATAAGCTATTCCGAATCCACAAAAGTCTGGGAATTCTCTTGTACTTCCATATATAGAACGTTTAGACTTATTTTTATTTGAAAAATCACATCGGATAATATCTGCTATAATATTTGCATTTCCTATAATTTCTTGTTTATTTTCTACTCTATATACTTCGTAAAAACTACCACAAGCATAAAAAACACACGTTTTTTCACCGTATTCTTCTATGCTACTATCATAAATTCTAAAATATTCATCAATCATATCGTGAGGCATTATATATGTAATTTAATTTGTTTTTAAATTAAATTACGTTAGTTAGATGGAAAATGAATTGCTACAATTTCTTTAGCATTTGTTTTTTGTATTATTTGGACTAAAACAACAGTATATAATTTTTCTAAAAGTGATGGTATAACTACATATAATTTATTTTTTCCTGTATATTTTAATTGATACAATTTTAATTGATACAATTTATCTAATAATCGTATTTCTATAGTATCATCATCTAATTCGAATAATATGCAAGTTTTGTTTCCATAAGTTTCTAGACAATGTTTATCAAAAATATTATTAAGTTTAGTAGAAGTTTTAAATAACATTTTGTTAGGTATCTGTACCTTGCCTTTTATCGAAGACTTCGGTAAAGGTACCTTGCCTTTTAATATTAAAGGTACCTGCGTGTATATGTTTGATGATTTTCTTTGAAAGTTTTTCGTACCTTCGTTAGACGTCAATGTACCTTTACCAACGATGTCGTTAGACGGCAAGGTACCTTTACCGACGATGTCGTTAGACGGCAAGGTAGTACAAATAGATGATTTTAAATCAATACTATATGTACTATTTTTTTTTAAACTATATTGTATAGTTTCCATGAATAATTCAAGTAAAATTAATGTGAAATCTAAACAAAATGTTATTAAATAAATTAAAATACGAAAAATATTAATATTTTTTTTATTTACGTATACTATAAATAAATGGAAACTTTACGTAAGACTCAATCTTATGTAGAATCTACTGTAAATTATTCTTTGTCTAATCCTTATATTATGGCTATAGTTAAAGTTGGATTGGCTTTGTACGCCGCTCAAATTGCACCTAAAACTCCAGAGTATCTTCAAGTTTTGTTTCAAAATACTTATGTAAAATTAATTGCAATTGCTACTATTGCTTATTTGGGTGAAAGAGATATACAATTAGCTATTTTGATTTCTATTGTTTATGTATTTGGAATGAATTTGTTATCTGGTAGAGGTATTTTAGAATCTTTTTCAGAATATTCGTCTAATTACAAATCATCTGGAGATTTTAAATTGATTGAGCCAAAAACAGCTATTTATCCAGGTTGTCAAGAAGTAACAATGGAGGATTTGTATAAAGTTTTTGAAGGTGATAGCGCTAAAATGCAGCAAACTGCCCAATATTCGTTTCAAGAATTAATGGCAAGATCAGCTGATAAAAGTGCAAAGGAAAGGTTGACTAAAATTGCATATGCAGCCGGTTTACCTTATAATTTATCATTTGACAAACCTGAAACTGCACCGTATATTGCTACTCTTCTTGTCAACTATGGATTTAATATTAATGATTTATGCAAACAACCAGTTTAAATAATTACTTAAACTTTTAATTACTTTTAAAAAAATAAAAGAAGTTGTTAAAGCCTGTATTTATATTTTTGTAAAAAAATGAAAAATATAAATAGAGACATTAATACAAGATGTATATTGGATATTGGGCAGAAAATATTAGTTATAAGATAGGTAATATTGTTTACGTTGAAGATTTGTTGGAATATTATATTTGTATAAAGGATCACGTATCAGATCATTTATCTTTTCCTAATAAAGATGATTTGTATTGGTTATATATTTCATCTACATTTTTAGATTATTTCAAGTCAAATTACGCAACTTATGATCAAAAAGACGACTTATTGAATGACAATTTTGATGAAAGTAATTCTGAAGATGATGACCTTCACCGAAGCGGAGCTTCAGCTCGTCAAGATGACCTTCACCGAAGCGGAGCTTCAGCTGATAGTAAAAAAAATAATTTACAAAAATTAAAAATAATTACTAGCAATTTAAAAAATTATAAAAGACTTTTACGACCATCTAATAAACAAAGTTATTCTGATGACGATGAATATAAACAAAATGAAAGTTGTAATGAATTAAAACGTAAATTATCATCTGTTGAAAAAGATATGTACGATTATAAAAAAAGAAAATTGACAAATGAAGTTGATGTTTGTAATTTACGTGATAAACTAATGTTAATGAATATAGATATAGAAACAAAATTATTTTTAGTTGACAAATATGATTCTACTGTAAAAATGTCTGGAAGTGATTATTCTAAAGGAATAAATTGGCTAAAAACTGCATGTAAAATACCATATGGTAAATATAAACAAATGGTTGTTGATAAAAATGATGATTTAGAAAAGATCAAATCATATTTTGATAATATTAAAGTAAAATTAGATAGTGAGATTTATGGTTTAGAAGATGTAAAACAAGAAATTCTCGAATTTGTTGCCAGAAAAATATCAAACCCTGATAGTAAAGGTCACGTGCTTGCACTGTATGGTAGTGCTGGTGTTGGAAAAAGTAAAATAATAAAATCATTAGCTGAAGCATTAGATTGGCCTTTTTACCAGATTAATTTTGGAGGTTTAAATGATGTGTCTTTATTAACAGGTCATAGTGAGACATATGTTGGATCAAAGCCTGGTAAATTAGTTGAAATTTTAACAAATTGTGATTATATGAATCCTATTATATATTTAGATGAAATTGATAAAATAAGTGAAAGTAAATCAACTGAAATTTTTGGAATATTAACACATTTACTTGACGAAGAACAAAATAATAAATTTCAAGATAATTATCTTTCTAATATCAATATTGATTTATCCAAAGCATTTTTTGTTTTAGCTTTTAATGATATTGACAAAATCGATGCAATTGTATCAGATAGATTAAAAATTATATATATTAATCCACCTCAGCTACAAGATAAATTAATTATTTGTCAAGATAAAATGATTCCAGATATAATAAAATCTATCAATTTATGTGATAATTCATTAATGTTAAAACAATCGGAACAGGATTGTACAGACAATATAGGTAAAGGTAAAGGTAAAGGTAAAGGTATAGGTAAAGGTACTAATGCATTAGATATTTTTATAAGTAAAGAACTATTAGAATATATTATTGTAAATAAAACAGTTCAAGAAAAAGGTGTACGTCAATTAAGAAAAAATATAGAAAAGATTTTTTATCGTTTAAATTTTGACATGTTAACTGGAAATTACAATAAATTAAAAATAGAATCAACTAGTGAAAAACATCTTGTGATTATTACAAAAACATACGTGGATAATATATTAACTACATCAGAAACAGAATCTAGATATTTAGATATGTATATATAAAACCCAAAATATAAAAAACAAAATATAAAAAAGCTTAAAAGCCCAAGAATTTGCAATATAATATTGTAGGTTCTTGGGCTTTTTTGCATGTATAGAATTTTATAATTTAGTAATCGAATATATTTTTTTAATTAATGCTTTAAGTACATTGACAGACATACTATTACCAGCTTGTTTAAACATTTGATGATTACTAACAACTTGTTTAAAATTATAGAAAATAATATTAAATTCTCCCCGTAATTGAAACAACTTTTTTTTATATGTACATTATAAAAAAATGGAAAGAGATGATCAACGCAAATATTTCCTTACCGATAAAGAATTAGTAGAATCAAAGACCGTACCCGATGGTGATATGGGATCCTTTACTGACTTGATAACAAATAACAGGCCATTCCAAATCTGGGTAACCAGTATTTTATCGTTGTTGGTGTTGTTGGTGATCGCATTGATTAGTTGACAAGGAAATCCACATACGTACCATATCAATATCTGAAAATCATTATAAAATTTAATTAGCTTGTATACTTTTTAATGCATAAGGATCTTTTTCATAGCGAAAAATTAGATAAATAAAAATTTATACTATTTTAATTAAATACTATAATTCAGAATTATTAAAGAGTTAGTAAATTTGTTGTAAAAGAGCGATTATTATTGCCATAGCTATACAAAATACTCCTATATAATAATATCTATCGTTTTTTAAAGTTATTTTTTGTAAATAAGTACCCCAATCTATATCATCTGGTTTTATAAACAAATCATTAAAAAATTCAATAAAACTTGATGAGATTTTAGTGAAATAAATATCATATTCTTTAAATATTTTAATACGAGTATTACTTTGAGGTAAATCGATTTCAATACTTGTATTTTTAGGTATTAAAGTATTTGTTGTAATATTACTACTTTCTTGTTGCAATATAGGTATAGGATTTGATATAGGAACTATTTGTACTGTATTCATATGTTTATTATTACTTTTTAAAAAAGTAAAATCAAAAAGGAAAAATAAAAAAGTAACTAATGGTTTTTTGGTTAACCTTTTTTTAAAAGGTTTTAAATAGATTGGTTATCATCTTCTTGAGTATTTTGTTCTGTATAATTGTTTTGTTCTGTATAATCGTTTTGTCCATTGTCTATTTTAATAGAATGCAAATCGTAATTTTGTGATAAAGATGTTGTGTAATTATTTTGGTAAGAACTGGTAAGATATGATTGGAAATAGTGTAATTTTTGAGTAAAATCTCTAATGTTGGTGTTAATTTTAAGAATAACAATATCTATTTGAGATGATATATTTTGGTCATTTTGATATGTGAATTTTAAATTTTCAATACCTGCTTTTGCTGCTTCTAATTCTGTTAGGATTAAACTTAAATTTTCACAGTTTTTAATGTATTCGTCAGTCTGATAAAAATTTTTATGCATATATTTAGAATTAAGAATATGATGTAATATATCAAGTGTTTCAGTTATGACACTGTTAATTTCAAAAGTTGCTTGACGTCTTGAATCATTTGAAAAAAAACGCTTAATAGATTGGTAAAATATTTCATTTTCTAAAGAAATGATACCATCGTAACTTCTTGTAATTCTTCCATTTTTTTGAATTTTACTTATTATTTTTAAATTAATTAATAGTTTATCGGGAATCATATAATATACACTAATGTTTTTTTTAAAAATAATTGAACATAAAATAAAAAAACTAAATAATAACGTAATGTCGTGTGAGAGTCCTTACGCAGAACCAACCGTAAAAACGTTAGCTACAAAACGTGTAAATTGGAATTCCTACTTCATGAATATAGCAGAGGTAGTTAAGACTAGATCACCGGATATTAAAACTCAAGTTGGTGCTGTATTAGTTTCACTAAGGGATAATAGAATTATAAGTACAGGATATAATTCAGTGTGCGCTGGTATGGACGATAAAACTATAGATTGGACAGATAGAGAAAGTATTGGTGATATTGTAATACACGCTGAAACAAATGCTATATTGTATGCTCAAAGTAAATTTGAAGATGCAATTTTGTATTGTACTCTGAGTCCATGTAAAGATTGTATTAAATTGTTATCTGCAACAAAAATACGATGTATTGTATATAAAAATAAATACAGAGATTTTGAACGTGCACAAAAATTATGTGAATATTTTAAAATTAATTTACAACAAATAAACTAATAATTTTTGAAGGGCTTTGGTCCTATTTTCCACTTTTGATGTTACTTTTTTTAAAGTAACTAAAAGTAATTAAGTGTTTACTTTGTTTGAAAAAATTGAAAAAAATGTTTTTTAATTATAAAAATAATTATAATATGAATGGTACGTTAAGTACATCTACGATTAAAACTGATACCTTACCAGTTCGGCAAGGTACCTTACCTATGGCGAATACGTTAGTTCGTCAAGATATAGTAAAATCTCATATTATTCAACAAATTGAGAATTTAAAAACTGATATTCAAAATTTGTTGGATAAAAAGAAATTTATATCAAATGATGAAATGGGTGATTGGACTATAAATAAGAATGAAAAGATGTCTCAGTTGAAAATATTAACTGAAAAGTTAAAGGAAATTAATAAAAAGGAACGTTCTGAACTAAGAATGAATAATGAAAGAAATAAATTATCCAAGACGATTGATAATTTAGAATATGGGGCTGCTAAAAAAAAGAATAATTATATTGCTATGGATAAGGCTAAACGAGAAAAAGAATTAAGGAATGAAGCTAGAGAACAATATATAAAGTTTCAAAACATGGAAAAGATTTATTTAGAATATGATTGTAAGGAATTACCTGGTAATTTATTTTTACATAGAGATATTTTAAAGTCTTATGGATTATGTCCCTTTATAGATATCCAGTTTGATGAAGAAAATGAACGAATAGACAAAAATATTACTACAATGAGTACCACTACTACCATTACTTATAATAAAAGATTAAGATGGTTACAAAGTCAATCTGATTCTGGCAAATTATATTTTAATTTGTATGACGATTTGATAAAAAAAACTAAATGTAAGGAGATGACTGATAATAAAATTGTATTGGAAAAGCTTATTTATGATTTTATAAAAGAAAATATAACAGAGTCTCAAATGAATATATATGATGATTGTATTAAATTTATTGAAGAATATGTTAATTGTAGTATTAAAACTAAACGTATAAAAGAACGTTATAAGTTGTTTATAAATGATTTATCGGTATTGTATTCTGAGACTTTAATAGAATTTCACAGTTATTTTTCTATTAAATATAATATGCATATAGTAGTGAATATATTAAAATCTAATGTAAAGCAGAAAGATAATTTTTTTAACGGCCAGATAAAGGAACAATCTGATGATTTGATAAACCAATATAAAATAAAATTAAAAGAAATGGAAAAGGATGAGCTATTTATTAAAAATACGTTAAGAAATGTAAATACAGATTTGTATTCATTTTTAACAGATAAACAGACATTTGTAAATAAATTAAGTAATCTGAATGTTATAAAAACGAATAGTGCTGTACAAGTTGGTAAATATTTTAAAAGATGGTCTATTCTTACTAAACAGGAACAGATTGAAAGATTTGAATCTTTTTCACATATTTATGTAGATAAATATTTAGTAAATACGTTAATTATAGAAAAAGAGGATAGAGATAAAATGGTTAAACTATTATTTGACTTGTTAAAAACTAATTTGGAGAATAAAAGAATGGTATATAGAGATTATGTTTGGAATACTACGCGCGGGTTTATTGAATCTGTGAAAATTCTTAAATATAATAAGGATACATTTTTTACATTAGAATTTACTAAACAAACACCGTCAAAAGATGGTGAGTTAAGAAAACAACAAAAAGAACAACAAGATAAAACAGAAAGTTTAGATAAAAATGTTGTTCCTATTAAAAAAGTATCATCTAGAACTATTATAACAAAAGATTCTGAAAAAATTATTAATGAAGAGTTATTATATTTTGTTTTGACAAGACTTCAGTCAGGAGTGAGTAAGATTGATCAGGAAGATAAAGATACATTTTGTGAAAAAATTAAAATAAAATTAAAAGTTAAAAAATTAATGTTGAATGACAAGGCAAAAATATATAATAAATATGATGAGATTTTTGAAGTTGTAAAAAATAATAAAGGTTGAAATGAATCCGTAAAATTTATATCTGAACCTGAGTGTCAGAAAATGCCAATGATGAATCTATAGGTTGAATTGCGTAGGATTAGTAAAAATAAATCCGATTATATATATTAATTATATAATGGGAGCTATATCTTTTATATTTTATAATATGTCTAAACCTCCAATTAACATAGAATTTAGTAAAAGTTTTATGCAAATGAAAAATAGAGGACAGGATGATACACAAGTTGTGATTGAAAATGGTCCGGTTATTAATAATATGAATATATCTCAAATTTCGAATTATTTGAGTAAAAGAGAAATATCAGAATACAAACCATTGACTTTTCATTATGGTTATCATAGAATGAGTGTTAATGATATGACTATTGACGGATCTCAACCATTTGATGATCCTATCGTATGTAAAATGATGAAGTATCCAGATTTAAGAACTAGACCAAAAAGAAAATTATTATGCAATGGTGAAATATATAATTATAAACAATTAATAGAATCTGAAAAATTTACAGATCACGATATTCAATCAACAAGTGACGTAGAAGTTATTTTACCACTTTATATCAAATCTCACCGAGGTGATCCAGAATTAGGATTAAGGGACTGTTTAGATAAACTTTGTGGTGATTATAGTTTTGTTTTAACTGAAAATACAACATCATTTAACATAAAACAAATAAACATATTTGCAGTAAGAGATCCAGTTGGTAGTAAACCATTATATATGGTAAAATATATTCCTACAAAACAAGAAAGTAACAAGTCTGATATATTTTACATGTTTACAAGTGAATTAAAGGGTATACCTAGAGAGTTATTAAATAATCCAGAATATCATATTACTGAAGTACCACCTGGTACATATTGGTCGTTTAATAATTCTATAGTAAATGGTACCTTACCGATGACGAACCCAAACGTTGATGAATTTATTAGATATTATGATTTTAGTAATTTTTCTAGTTTGAAAACTTGTAGTCTTGCAACAGCTGATCAAGAAACTATATCTAGTATTCATGGTAATATTAAAAAATTAATGACTACTAGTGTAATTAGTAGATATAAATTATCAGAAAGAGCTGTAGGTGTATTATTATCTGGTGGATTTGATAGCTGTATTATATTGAGTATTTTGATAAAGTATAAATATGAAAATGACGATACGAGTCCTATTCACGCATTTACAATAGGAGATGATAATAACCAAGATGTTATTTTAGCACAAGATCACGTGACGTCATTGGAAAATTGTTATGGAATAGATATTCATCATCATATAATAAATGTACAAGATTTTAATTTAGTACGTGAAGAATTGCCTAAAATAGTTGGTTATGTAGAAACATATGATGCTACAACGATTGAAAAAAGTATACCTTTTGTATTTTTATTAAAATATATATCGTCGATGACTGATGTGAAAATTTTATTAACAGGTGATGGTTTAGATGAACTATGTGGTTACCGTGAATTTTATGATTTGGATGATATTCAGTTTCAAGAGAAAAGTGTTAACCTATTAAAAAATATAAGTAAGTATGATTTATTGCGTTGTGATAAAATAGCAGGTTCTTTTGGTTTAGAATTACGTCAACCTTTTTTGGATATCTCTTTTTTAGAGTATGTATTGTCAATACATCCAAAATTAAAACGTGCACAAATGTCTGGTTATTCTAAAGATCCTATTGAAAAATATATTATTAGAAAATCCTTTGACAATAATGGTATATCAGATGACTTTTATATAAAATCTGAAATACTGTGGAATAATAGACAAGATATTACGTATAGTTTTAACAATATGAAAAAACAATTAGAAAACTATTTTGACACTATATATGATGATATGGAATTTTTAAATCTTTTACAATTAGAGTCACAAAATTCAAAAATATTACCCAAAACTAAAGGTGAAATTTATTATAAAAAAATTTTTAATATGCTTTATCCTAATACTACTAATATCTTAAATTACAAATGGGAATATTTATGGAATTAATGTATTTTCTTTGAAGAAAGTAGGACCAAACCCCTATTTTCTTCAAAGAAATAGAAAACTTTTTTTAAAATATTATATTAATATGATAGATATTTATATAATTATAACGATAACTAGTTTATGTGTTTTAGTAGTAACTTTGTTTTTTACAGACTATCAAATTAGAGCATTGTATAATGAAGGTACAGGTGAAAATGGAGGTGAAATTAAAGGTGAAATTGGATGTGAAAATAGAATTTTAGAAGATAAATATAATCAATTGGTAAAAACAAATGAATTACAAAAAAAGATTGAAAATGCAAATAACAAAAATATTTTATTAGAAAAAAATATAGATGGTATTTTTGAAAATTCTGATTTAAAAAACGAAGATGCAAAATGTATAGATATTTCATCAAAAAAAAGAGGTGCTTTTCAATATTTAGAATTAACCAATTTTGAAAAATGCAACGATATTTTTACATATGATCCTATTGGTAAACATCTTGTTGTAAAAACAAACGAATCAACTAAATGTGTAACTTCTTTAAATGAAAATGATATTATATTAAACGATTGTGTAAAAACTTTTGATAAACAGCAATTTGATTATTATCCAATGCACGACGGAAAATTTCATTCTAGCTTACATTCAAAATGCCTAAGTTATAATAAAGATTCTAATATTATAGAATTAGATAATTGTAAAGGAAGTAATACTATTTCAAAACGTGGTAATTTATTTTTACAAAATTCGTAATTAACGTTTAAAAAAAAAATATTTTTTTGTCACATTAATTATGGACCATTTGTCTGATATTTTAAGTTCGTTTTTTGTAAATCCTAATAATATAAAAAAGCATTCTAGAGAGAAGAAAAAAATTAGAACAGAAATTGCAACTCAAACCGAAATTGATACAGTTACGGTACAAGATGAATTACTTTTAGAAAAAGTAGGGCCAAAGCCCTCAAAAGAGGAAGCGACAGTAAAGGAAGCGACAGTAAAGGAAGCGACAGTAAAAGAAGCGACAGTAAAAGAAGCGACAGTAAAGGAAGAGACGGTAAAGGAAGAATTACTTTTAGAAAAAGTAGGGTCAAAGCCCTCAAAAGAGGAAAAGACTGTAGAGGAAAAGACTGTAGAGGAAAAGACTGTAGAGGAAAAGACTGTAGAGGAAAAGACTGTAGAGGAAAAGACTGTAGAGGAAAAGACTGTAGAAGAAAAGACTGTAGAAGA